CTAACAGAGAGTCAAGAAGAAGTGTATAAATATTTACAGAGTGCAGAAGCGGAGGAACTAATTTAATGGCAGCAATCAACCTTAAAAACGACAGCTACAAGAGCGGCATCTATCCAGTATTCCTGGGGCAACAGTTAGGCATCTACGACAGTATCAACAAAGCCTACCCAGAGATGTTTGACCTGTACAAGAAACAGAAAGCACAGGATTGGGCAGAAGATGAAGTTGACTTGGATCAGTCGCGTAAAGACTTTGCTACCTGTTCTCAGAATAACTTTGATGTTATGATCAAGACGCTCAGCTTCCAGTGGGAAAACGACTCTCTGGCTAAGTCAATCATCACTCTGTTCGCTCCATTCCTGACAAATAACGAAGCCAGCGCTATGATGCTGAAACAGTCTGAGGTAGAGTTGCTCCACGCCCTTACCTATTCAGAGATTGTTCGTCAGTGTGTTAAAGATCCAAACAAAGTGATTGACGAGATTGTTAAAAATGATAGTATCTTCAATCGTATGGGTATCGTCGAAGAGGTAATGTCGGAACTGGAAACAGCAGGACATAAATACGCCTTAGGTATGCTGACCGTAGAAGATGATGGTGACTACATCCGACAGCTACTGCTGGAAGGTATGGTTGCTCTGATCGCACTTGAAGGTATCCAGTTTATGTCGTCATTCTCAGCTACGTTTGCACTTGCCGAGCAAGGCTTGTTCATTGGTGCTGCGAAACTCGTACAGAAAATTATGTTAGACGAGATGTTGCACGTCCGTATGGATTATGCTATTATCGATGCGTTGCTGAAAGATGCAGTTTGGGCTGATGCTTATGAAAAAGCTAAACCGAGACTGAAACTTATCTTGGACACGGTTGTTGACCAAGAAAGACAGTGGGCTAAATATCTGTTTAGCGAAGGTCGAGTTGTTGTTGGCTTGAATGAAGTGTTGATGATGGAATGGGTATACTACAACTGTGCTCCTATCTATCGTCGCCTGAAACTCAAGGCAGATTTCAAATCACCTAAGCAGAACCCGACTCCTTGGATGGACTTCTGGACAAACCCAGATAAAACCCAGGCTGCGGCACAAGAGATTCAGCTTACTAACTACAAACTCAATTCGATGAAGCAAGACTTCGGAGAAGATGAGGAATTTGATTTCTAAGGAGTAGTAATGGCAGCAGTTTATCAGAAACCTGTATACAATGTTGTCGTAGGAGATGAGATCCTATATACCGAAGATGAGTCTGGTGAAAACCAAGTATTCAAAAAGGTTGTAGGAGAGCCGTTCACGGTTTACTCTCCAATCGATACAAAGAAGTATGGGACTCTTTGGTATGACGGAGATCTAATCTTCGAGTTGGAAGATGGAACTTATACAGGTGGAGACAGATCCACCATCATCACAGTAAAAGACCAGACGGTTGAGGAATAATATATGCCGAACAGTATCGTAAAGTTGTCTGACATTAAGAAAGGCGATTATCTGGAAGTCCAAGAGGACTTCTTTATGACAGCCATTCAGGACGCAGAACTCTTGAGTGAAGACTTGGAGTTTCCACTTCATATTGATGCAGGGAACTATCTGGTGGTGACAGATACGCAAGCCTTCATTTACGGGCCTGCCGACTTAGAGTTTACGTTAGTAACCTCGTGATGCAATGGGGCTTCGGCCCCTTTTTAGATTAAGGAGCAGGTATGAGAATTTTAATCACAGGCGGCACTGGTTTTATTGGTAGTGCTGTTGTACGACAACTATTAGAAACAACAGATCACGAGTTGGCAGTAGTAGACAAAATGAGCTACGCTTCTGATCTAAATAACGCCCCCATCTTAGATAACCCTCGGGTGGTTTTCTATGAGTTCGATTTGGCTTCATCTTTCCGAGTTAATTCGATGATTGAAGACTTCGATCCCCACATCATTATGCATCTCGCAGCAGAGAGCCACGTTGACAACTCTATCGAAGATCCAGCACCTTTTATTTACTCTAATATCGTAGGCACATTTAACCTACTGGAAGCAGTACGAAACCGTTCTAACTCTTTATTAAAGTTTCACCATATTTCCACTGACGAAGTATACGGTGACTTAGCTGACAGGGAAGAATGGAGTGACGGATTTAAAGAGAGCGATCCTTATTCTCCTAGCAGCCCGTATTCAGCAAGTAAGGCGTCCAGTGATCATTTAGTCCGTGCTTGGGGTCGCACCTATAAGATCCCCGTAGTAATCACAAACTGTTCCAATAACTATGGCCCGTATCAGTACCCAGAGAAACTAATCCCGAGGGTCATCACTAACGCCTTAGCCGGTAAGACTATTCCAGTATACGGAGATGGTAAGCAGATCCGTGATTGGCTATACGTGGAAGACCACGCAAAGGCTCTTATTAAAGTTGTAATGGAAGGTAAAGAAGGCGAGACATATAATATCGGTGGACTAAGCGAGAAGACCAACGTAGAAGTCCTGAGAGCCATTCTAAGCCGACTTAGTGAAAGGACAGGCAAAGACCTTAGCAACCTGATTAGACACGTTCCTGACCGTAAGGGACACGATAAACGCTATGCTATCAACTGCAACAAGATTCAGACTGAACTTGGCTGGAAACCTGAGCAATCTTTTGAAGAGGGTATCAGGAAAACAGTTGATTGGTATCTTGATAATGGGGAATGGTTGGAGGACAAACTATGAAAGGAATTGTTCTGGCAGGCGGGAGTGGAACCCGCCTCCATCCTGTCACGAAGGGAGTGAGTAAACAGCTTCTTCCTGTGTACGACAAACCAATGATCTACTATCCATTATCAGTCTTGATGCTGGCAGGTATTCGTGAAGTCTTAGTTATCACCACACCTAAGGATCAATCTGCATTCGAGGATGTTCTGGGAGACGGTAGCGATTGGGGATTAAGTATCTCCTATGCAATTCAAAGTGAACCTAATGGGCTTGCAGAGGCTTTCATTATTGGGGAAGAATTCATTGATGGAGATGATGTTGCTCTTGTTTTAGGTGATAATCTTTTCTTCGGTGAAGGCTTTAGCGGAAAGTTAAGGAAAGCAAGGGAACAAGTAGAACATAAAGGTGGTGCGGTAATATTCGGTTACGAAGTTAAAGATCCTCAGCGTTTCGGTGTCGTAGGCTTCAACAGAAACAAAGTAACTAGTATTGAAGAAAAACCAGACGAACCTAAGTCCAACTGTGCAGTCACAGGATTATACTTCTACGATTATACGGTAGTTGATCGTGCAAAGGAAGTTCGACCTTCTGACCGAGGAGAATTGGAAATCACTGATATTAATAACTCATATCTTCAAGATGAAGTATTAGATGTGGAGATTTTAGGACGTGGGTTTGCTTGGTTAGATACAGGAACTCACGAGAGTTTACTTGAAGCCGCAGGGTATGTTAGAACTCTACAACGACAGCAAGGGACTTATATCGCTTGTCTGGAAGAAATTGCATATAAAAACGGATGGATTAGTCGTGACCAACTATTAGCTAAAGGGCAGCAAATGGCTAAGGTTGAATACGGAACTTACATTCTTAAACTTTTTGGGGAGACATTGAGATGAAAGTAAAGAGTTTTGATATCGAGGGATTGAAACTTTTCCGTCCTAAAATCTTTGGAGATGAGCGTGGATACTTCTACGAATCATTTAATCAAGCCGAGTATGATGAACATATCGGGTATGAGGTGTTCGTACAGGACAACGTATCTAAATCGAAAAAAGGTGTACTGCGGGGTATGCATTTTCAGAACATCAATCCTCAGGGTAAACTTGTTCGTGTTATGTCAGGTAGTGTATATGATGTAGCTGTGGATGTGCGGAAAGGATCGCCCACGTTTGGGCAATGGGAAGGTGTTTTCCTTAGCGATCTGAATAAAGATATCTTCTGGATTCCACCTGGCTTTGCTCACGGCTTCGTTGTTATGAGTGAAGAGGCAATCTTTGAATATAAATGCACACAGTTCTATCATCCAGCATCAGAAGTAAGTTTAGCGTGGGATGATCCTGATGTTAATATTGATTGGGGCTTTGACCTTATGGGCAAGAATTTTAAAGTCACTCTTTCCGAAAAAGACAGTAACGCTAAATCACTCAAGGAGATCTTTGGATGAAGTATTTAGTCTTCGGTGGATATGGGCAGCTAGGTTCTGCCCTAGCTTATTACAAACCCTCTGATGTTCAGGTTATCCAGTTGGATAGCGGAGTAGATATTACCGACTACTTCAAGGTGAAGGATATTATCGATGAAGTACTGCCGGACGTTGTTATTAACTGCGCAGCATACACCAATGTTAATGGAGCAGAAGAAAACCAAGATAAAGCATTTGCTATTAACGCGCTTGGCCCTTCGATCCTAACTAAACTGTGTTCTGATAGATGTATTCGCTTTATTCATATTTCATCTGACTATGTTTTCGATGGAAAGAAGAATGCACCATACAATTCTTGGGATGATACTAACCCTCTCAATGTATACGGTGTAACCAAGGAAGCAGGTGAGATCTTTGCCTCAGGTCATAAGTGGTATAGTCCTCTCGTGATCCGCACCTCTTGGGTGTATAGTGAGTTCGGGAATAACTTCGCTAAAACAATCCTGAACAGGGTTGCTTCGGGAGTCACCGAGTTTAATGTAGTGGACGACCAGTTGGGAACACCTACGTATGCGGGTCATATTGCAGAAGCTATCTTTAAGTACTACGCAACTGGTGATCTTTCCCTGGAGACAGGTATTATTCACTTCTCAGGCGATAAAGTTTTAAGTTGGTATGACTTCACAAAGTTATTGACAGAAGGCTATGATTCTGTTATAGTCTCTCCAACGAAAACAGTCTCAGACGTAGTGAGGCCAGCATATTCTGCACTGGCTTCATCCTTCGGTATTTCCAGTAACACGGAAGAAGGTATTCTGAGAACTAAGGAAAAGGTTTTATAGGAGAAAAGATGGTATTCACTATTTATGGCAAACCAAATTGCCCATATTGCACTCGTGCAAAAGACACACTGATTTCCAAGGGTATTCACTTCGTATACCTGACTTTGGATGAAGATTTCACAGTGCCAGAACTTATCGAACTGGTTATTGAGAAAACGGGAGTCCGTCCCTCTACATTCCCTCAGATTTTCGTAAGAGATGAAGAGGAAACGGATACAATGCACGTAGGAGGTTTTACTGAACTGGTAAACTTCCTTAAATAAAAGGAAAATGAATGTCTAACGTATCAGACGTTTTCGGTATGCTTAAGCTGGACGAAGGTTTGAAGCTGAAAGTATATAAAGACACTGAGGGCTACTGGACTGTGGGGATTGGTCATCTTTTAACTAAGAAGCCTTCTCTTGATGTAGCAATCAGTGTTCTGGATTCTCAAGTAGGTAGAAAAACCCAAGGGTCTATCACCGAAGATGAAGCCCGAAAAGTGTTTCAGTCCGATGTTAGCGCTGCTATCAAAGCTATTCAGGCTGACGCTACACTAAACCCAATCTATAAGAAATACGATGGAGTAAGGCAACAAGCTCTGATCAATATGGTATTTCAGATGGGTGCAGCAGGTACTGCTTCTTTCCATAACAGTTTAAATCTGGTTGCTAATAAAAATTATGCACTGGCTGGAACTAATATGCGACAAAGTAAGTGGTATCGTCAGACGCCTAATAGAGCAGAACGTGTTATTAAGGTGTTAACAACAGGCACATTTGATGCCTACAACTAATTAAGGGGCTAGCGCCCCTTTCAGGAGCAGTAATGGGAAAGAGTAGCCGTAAGTCTAGTAAATCTTTTGATACCTCCGCACCTCGCAGTAAATATCAAGAGAAGAATCCAGAAGCCACGACAGATTATAAGCTGGGGAACTTTGTTCCTACAGAAAAGCAGAATCAGATTGTTCAAAGTATGCAGTGGAACGATTTAACTGTTGTAAACGGTAAAGCTGGAACAGGCAAGACCTCTACCGCACTATGGGCAGCAATCAATAAACTAAAGCAAGGCGACACACGGAGAATTATCTTCCTGAAAAACCCTGCCGAAGTTGGTGACGACCAGATTGGATTCCTTTCGGGAGACAAGAAGGATAAACTTGCAGCCCACTATGCTTCAACAAAAAGAATCTTCCACAGCTTTATGTCTCCAGGTAAACTGGAAACAGATATTGCTAACGGTAAGATTGAACTGGAAGTTCCAAACTATGCGCTGGGCGCAACTTGGGATCACTCCATTGTAATTATTGACGAGAGCCAGCTTATGTCTCCACAAACCATTAAACTCCTGCTGGAGCGTACTGGAGAGGATACGAAGGTGGTGCTGATTGGTGATGTTAGTCAAACCTACGCAGTCAAGAACCGTAAAAATGGTCTGGCTGATTTTGTAAGTAGAGTAACCGAAGATGGAGTTCCAAAGGAAGACTTTATCGGGTATATTACCCTGGACTCTGAGGACAACCAGCGTTCACGTCTATCTCAGTACGTCACAGAACTTTATTAATACTTATGGGCAGGGATGCCCTATCTAAAAGGAGAGCATATGCAGTTAGTTGAGATTGATCGTAGTGGTATTGAGGCTTGCTATCAGGCTGGTATGGTGAAGCCTAATGAATTTAGACAAATCTTTATGGATTTGCTTGCAAAAGAGGTACAACTTAGGTTAGAATGTGTTTCTCCATTTCAAGTCGTATCTGCGCTGTTTACCAACGAATATTTTGAGGGTGTTTATCAGAAGCTATCAGGGACAAAGGGTGACTTGATTCAATGTGTCATTGATATTGCTACATCTGAGCCTGAACTACTCTTAATCAGTGCAGAAGAAGCTAAGCGTCTCTTCCTGAGTTACGTTTTCTATCGTAAAGCAGTAATCGTGCGTGATTGTAGTGATATGTTCAAGCATCAGTTGGTGCAGTCAACTACCTTGATGGTAGACAAAGAGACGTTGAGAGCTATAGAGTATCTTTCCGTGCATTCCTCCGGTGGAAGGGACTTGATTAAAACCTATTACGAAAACTAAGGAGGAATAATGACTACAATTATTGCAACCAGAGATGCAATTTATAGTGATGGAATGGTGACTGTCGATAGTCGTGTGGACAGCATCAACTTCAAGAAAGTAAGAAAGATTGAAGGCTACCTTGTCGGTGGTGCAGGTCGTCTTTCTTCTATCCTAACATTCTTCGATTGGATGGAGCAGAAGATTAAGGCAGAAAGACTGCAAGATGAACTTCCTTCCTTGGTTATGGAAACTGACCCAGAGAAAGAAGATGAAGAGTTTGTTGCTCTTGTTGTTCATCCTGACGGTGAGATATATCTTCACGAGGGTAATGATCCTTCCCGAGCATATCCTATTGATACGGATTATTATTCAGTGGGTAGTGGTAGTGACTATGCCTTGGCAGCACTAGATGCTGGAGCAACCCCAGAACGAGCTATGGATGTAGCTAAGTTTAGAGACGCATACTCCGGTGGAGCAACATTCTTCGAAGTAATACTTCCAGAAGACAAGAAAGTAGAACTTACGGATGAAGTTATGCAATCAATGAGCAAGGAAGACTTAATGAACCTAATCAAAACAGGAGTCCCACTTGGAACACCAGAAAACATCTTTGTACCCGCAAGCACAACAGATCCTGAACCTTCCACAGGAAGCCAAGAGCCTGTTGGCTGAACTTATGGCAGACATTGAGAAAGAGGCGTACAAGAAAGGATTCAGTGAGGGCTATAACTTAGGCTTCGCTGAGCACAAATACCTACCATTCTAAGGAGTGCTATGTTAATCACAAAAACTGAGGTGGAGGAGAAGTTATTCTCCTTCGAACAGACGGTTAAGCTAAGCCGCAATCTTAAGCAGGCTATGGCAAGTAAAATGTATTGGGTGCCTGGCAAAGGTATTTTCGGAGGCTTCTACGACAACTATACAAACGTTTTCGGTGAGGCTTTATTGAATAATCCTAAAAAGACAGAGATCCTAGATACTCTTCTTGCAATGGAGAAGATTTCCGTGGTAAACTATAATTTGATGGACTTCCACGATCAAACGATGCAAGGTAAGGATATGTTCGAAGCTCTACTGGCTAAGTTTGGTGACAAGGAATCCATTGACATTGATGAAAGATGTGTTACTCTCATTAGATTCCTCGGTGACTTCAATGAAGAAACCTATGAAGGTAAGGGTGTAGAATGCCCGCAGCTTTAAAGAAGAAATCCGAAAGGAATGTTAATGATTATTATCCCACTCCTGAATCGGCTATTCAGCCGCTCTTAGAAGTTATTGGATATAAGGATATTGTAACGGATTGGAGATTTGCAGAACCGTGTCGTGGAGAAGCAAAGGCAATCTACAGGTACTTACCCTTCGGGAGTGAGTATTGTGAGCTATCGGAAGGAAAAGATTATCTACTGTCGCAATGGAATGAAAGACCAGACTGTATAATCACTAACCCTCCATTTTCAATAGCTATGGAATTCTTGGAGAAGAGTATTGGAGAGGCAGATGTTTGCATTTATCTCCTGAGACTCGGCTTCTTAGAATCTGTGAGACGTAAAGAGTTCCATCAGAAATATCCGGTGGATCATTTGATCGTCCTCAGCAAACGTCCATCCTTCTCAGGAGACGGAAAAACAGATGGCACAGCTTACGCTTGGTTTGTCTACGATCCGAAGAAAAGATTAGGATTGGAAAAATCGATATATGTCGTATAATTAAGGAAATACAATGGCTTCATATCAGAACTACCTAGTAGGTTACAGCGCTACACAAAAGAGCACTATCGGTGCAGGTATTGTGAGCACAACAGAAGCAGATGCAAAAGTTCAAGGCAGCAAAGTACTAGCTTCCGCGTTCGGTGTACCTGTTTCTCAGGATAAAGTATTCGTCTCCCTGATGGATACTCCTGTAACAACCTAAGTGATATTTGCCCTCTCTCGGGAGGGCTTTTTAGGAGGGAATAATGCAGCAACAACTAGAAATAGTTCAAACTTTCACATCCAAAGCAAAAGCCTTAGCGTTTATGCAGTTCTTGGACGTGGATCGTATCTTACTCGATAGTACAGGCTCTGAATACAAGGTTGTATATGCCGCACTACGCTCCACAGTGGACGGTGAAGTTGTACCCAAAGAAGAAGAGACCAGTGTTATCACCTCATAAGGGGTAATAAATGCTCTTAAGTGCAAGTGGTTATGTCAGTTCCGAAATACTGACAAAAGCTATCGTACAGGCTTCAAAGAATCGTAGTCCAATTACATTGCCAATGTGTGTAGATTTTGATAGTGTATATCAGAAGCACATATCGCACCTGTATGTACGCAGGAACAATGTGGACAACGTAACAGAGAATACATTCTATGTAACTACCCATAAGCAGGCACTGATCAATCAGTCCAAAATGAATCGTCTGCCGAAGACAGGAAGCTATTTTAGCATTTTACCTGGTAGAAACCTAGACGTAGAAGGAATGACGTGCTACTCTACAGAGGTTAGTGTAGAACTTATTGATATAGGGCATAATACACTGCCTCAGATCGTAAGCGAAGTTAAGGCTTTTATCCTATCCCTCGGTGTTGCTAGTAAACACCTCGACTTCGTTATCTCGGAGAAAGAAGGGGAAGGCGTTGAAGTGTGGGTAAACCTTATTAAGGTTGGAAATGTAATTTGCTTTGATACTCCTAATGGATGCACCATTACGGTAGGAACCCTTGCAAGAGAGCCTCTATTGTCTTATGCTGTAGAGGTGGCAACTAGTTAAACGGAGGTAGGAAATGTTTCAACTCAATGTACAAGCTGGCGAAGATAAACGTGTTCTGGTTTTTGGAGATGTACACGGTGCCTGGCATTTGGTGCAAAAAGCAATTCACGATTTAGGAATCAATGACGAAGATATTAAAGTGTTTGTCGGAGACCTTACAGATCGTGGTACGCAGAACTTTAAGTGCGTTGAATACGCCGCAAACACCAAAAACTCTTTCGTCGTTCGTGGAAACCACGATGATATGATGATCAAAGGTTTGCTGGAAGGCGATCAGAGAAATTATCTTGGGTGGTTACAGAATGGTGGAAAAACTGTTCTGGAAGAAGTGGGAGAGGAAGGAAGCACTTGTCTGGCAGTTATGCTAGAAGATAAGTCTTACTACCTAATTAATATGCAGGTGAATGGCAGAATGTATGCCTTTACACACGCGGAGTACCCACTGGAGTTGGAATCTGTCCCGCCACTGGCATTGGAACAAGTACTAAAGGACAACTACCCTGATCAGTTTGAGCAGGCTAAGGCAGAGATTGGTGAAATGCTCTGTTGGAACCGCACCATTATTGGTGGAATTGAGAAAGGGTATGTTCTTCCTGATGTTCTGGGAGTAGAGATGATCTTCCACGGACATACAGGTGTGAAAGATCCTGTGATTCACGGTAATCGGGCATATATTGATACAGGGGGTATCTTCACTGGAAAACTAACCGTAGCGGTTATCGAACCGGACGGAGAGATCTGGTATTATGATACTAAGATGGAGAACCTATGAATATAGGCGCTAATATTCTAGAAGAGGATAAGTACTGTCAAAAATGCGGAGGCTTGGTTGACTTCAAGCAATGCTTGGCTAAGCTAAGTGCTCCTCCGAGCTATGAATATCATTGTAGCTCGTGCTATTCTCACGTATTAACGGTAGAAGGAGATAAATACAGAAATGTTCAAACTAAAAGTAATTAAGAAAGTAGGTGAAGTTCAGACTACCGTCGAAGTAGAAACAGACAGTAAAGATATGGTACTGGCTATTCTGCGTCATAACGATGTTATTTCGGTGGATAGTGATGTTCCTAACCGTAATGTTGATCCAGATTGGTTGCAGATGGTTCGTTTAGCAGAGGAGTACAAACTGCCTACTGCACCATTCACTGTTACCTGCTAAGGAGGGATTTGTGTTAGTTGGTGAACTACCAGAAGAAATCAGAGAACTCTACCACTTACTCTACAAATATGCTGAGAATAATAGCTTGTCTTTCGATGAAGCTGTTTCTGAGGTTGTCCGTTTAAGTCGGGAGTTTAACGACTCCCAAGAAAAGCAGTCCAAAGAAGGCCCAAGTAATCTACTAGCCTATACTGGCGTTGGTAGTCGGGATGTAAGTGATGAAGAATTCGACTTGATGGAAGCCGTTGCAAAATGGTTAGCAGGTCAAGGATATGTTCTTCGTAGCGGTAAAGCTCTTGGAAGTGATAGCGCATTTGAGAGTGGAGTAAACTTGGCAGGGGATCTTTCTATGAAAGAGATCTACACTCCGTGGGAGAAGTTCAACGGTAATGAGTTGGAAGGAGAAACAATCCCTCTTGGAAAACCTTCGACAGTAGATTTCGGCATCTCTCTAAAGTTGGTCAGAGAAATCCATCCAGCCGCAGATAGACTTTCTCCAGGGGGTTTAAAGCTCCATCAAAGAAACTGTCACCAAGTGTTAGGCAGGAGCCTAGAGAATCCAGTTCCATCTCGTTTTCTTTTAGCTTGCAGTAAGGAAGATAAAGATGGTAATGTACAAGGTGGAACACGAACAGCTTGGATGCTAGCTAAGAAATATGGCGTACCGTGCTTGAATATTCGTGGTAAAACTAAGAAAGAGATTTTTGCTTTCCTTAAATCTGTTATGTAACCAGCCCTTCGGGGCTTTTAAGAGGAGAATAAATAATGTCAGAACATAAAATTGCAGAAGATGGTATTGAAGCTAGTTTCGTAGAATCTTGGGAAGGTTGGGATGAAATGGATACAAGCGATCTGTACTTCTACGATGTTAAACTTAAGCCAGGTATCTTCCCACAGGAATTGTATCAAAAAGAGGCAGAAGTAAAAGCCGCAGGCGGTCAGATTGATCTGGGTATTTGGGGTCAGACAAGTGTTATGGAACTTTACGATGGTAGTGAAGAACCCATTTTCAAAAGTCTGTTTAAACTTACTTTAGTGGAGGAGTAAAATGTCTAAGTTAGGTGAAGTATTTATTGACCGTTGGGGTGATGAGGCTTTTATCTGTGTCTACGACTCTGTTACTAAGACGCGCCTTGATGAAAATGACCCGAGTAGCATTCTGCGTAATTGGCGGTTAGACCCAGAGGCAATCTTAGAGCATATTGAACAATACCCAGAAGAGAGCGCATACCTTAGTGAGTATGGCGATATTGAAGATTATGATTCAATGATGGATGATCGTGTTTTGCGTAGCGAGTCGGCTATCAAAGAAGGAGAAGACCTTCACAAACGCATTAAAAAAGCTCTGAAAGGTATTGAAGGCTTGGATCTAAACAACCTGATTCTGTCTAACGGGGTAGTGTATAACGGCAATGACGCTTGTTGCGATTATATCCAAGGGACTTACGCTTGGTGTTCAAGCTCTATGGAGTGCTAATATGATTAGTTACAAAGAGCGAACTAAAAGATTCAACATTGACCGTTTGCAGTTTTCTGATTATGGTTCAGCGTTGAGCAAACTATTGTATGATCGACTTCCTCATTTCCTGCCGATTGAGTTCTCATCTACGAGTAGTGTTCCTGTTCTGGGCAAAGAACCAGTACAGCTAACTCAGTACACGTTTGATGCAGAGTTAGATAAGCAGGATATTCGAGACCTTGGATTTATTGCTCAGGGGCTTATGCCCCAAGAATACACGTTGTTCGATAGAGCCTTAACTCTGATTTACAATCAAATACACAGTGAAGTTAAATATCTTCACGAGAGTGGTACTCCTAAGGATATGCAAAAGATCATCTTCTGGGCTGTGCCAGGCGGGTATCCGATTGTTGCAGCAGTAAGAGATAATAACATTAGTATTACGGTTACATTTAAGGTGGTGCCAAATGACGAAGCAAACTAAAGTAATATCTCTTGTAGCAGGCCCAGGTGCTGGTAAGTCAACAACAGCCGCTGGTATCTTCCATCATATGAAGTTGGATCAGACCTACAAGGTGGAGTTGGTAACAGAGGTTATTAAAGATGCCGTATACGATGAGAACAAAGGTATGTTACAAGATCAGTTGCTTCTCACCGCAACTCAAAATCACGCCCTACATCGTCTTATCGGTAAAGTTGATTTCGTTATCAGTGATGCTTGTCTTCTTAATGGTATCGTGTACAATCGTTTCTACAATACACCGAGTGTGTTGGATAATCTGATTCTCCAACTTTTCAGGGAGTATGATAACACAGTTATTATGTTACCGCGTAAAGCAAAGTATGAGGGTTACGGTAGAAGTCAAACCGAAGAAGAAGCTAAGCAATTAGATAAAATTTTCATTGACGTTCTTGAAGAACTTGGTGTACCATATCACAACTTAACCCACTCTGGTTTATCCACAAAGGAGCTACCAGAACATATTATCAATATTATTGGAGGTAATTAATGTCTACTAGTAAAAACCGCAAGATTGTCCAGGATGCTATCAACTCAATCACTCCTGACCTGACAGAAGGACGAAATACTTTTGTCTTGGAAGGTGGTGTTGAAGTTGTCGTAAACGTTCCTCGTCCTGCTGTGGAAGAAGACCCCGAAGATTGGTGGGAGTCCTCAGAAGAGTATTGGGAAGATAGTGGTTGCTAATTAGCAAAATATTTGATAGCCTACTTCGGTAGGCTTTTTTACATTAGGAGGAAATATGAGAGCAGTTAGTGGTGATTGTGTGTTTGGTGGTTGTGTTGCAATTGTGTTTGGGCTAGATGCTGAGTACCCAATGGGAGCTACAGTTCACGTCCAGCACCGCATCGATGAAAACCCTGTATGGTTTTGCATCTACGATTGCCCTGTTGATGGTTACAAAGAAGTATACCTGCACGAAGAAAACCTGAGTCGAGTTACACCAGAAGATGAGGATACGATTGAGCGTTATTGGGGATCTAATGGAGGTGTGTATGCGTGATATAGTTTTTATGGTGATTGATGAGCACGGTATTCCTACTTGGTTCCCGACAAGTACCCTTGCTTCTCATTTTATTCAAACGAGTGGGCTTGAGGGTTACACAGAGATTCATAGAATAGATATCCCTAAGATTCAGGATGAACTGTTGAACTCTAAAGAAGAGATTGAAGAACTGTTTAAATTTTAGGAGGTAGGTATGTCGTTTCATTTGTTCGGTGTAGGAAATGTTCTAATCTTTATCATTATCATCATTTGTTTGTGGGAATGGTGGAAAAGGACTTAACAACAGGGAGCCGAAAGGCTCCTTTCCTTTATGTAAGCCATTCTAAGAGCCTATAAACCCTTCCCAATACATTTCCTCGCCTTACCCCTATAAATCCTCTTAGAATAGCTCCTGTGAATCGTAGGCAATAAAAAAGGAGCCTTTCGGCTCCCTTGTATTATCCTTCTAAGTGTTTCTCTACCTGCCGGATGAAATGGGGATTACCAAACGTCTCCACAGCACCTGCAATCCACAGGGTTATCTTACCTTCATCTGCATACTTAACTTCAAGAGCATTGGGCTTAGGATTGACAACCCAAGTCTTGTAGCCGCCATATTTCTCCCAATGAACAAGCTCATCAACAAAATCGATAACAACACCAGAACAACCAACAACAATGACCAGATCCTGAGTAGTGAGGCTGCTCATAATTGTATTCTGCTCAATGTATGCCGGAGCATACTCACCAAAGAAGATAACGTTAGGTTTTGCCCAATGATATTCATCTGGGTCGATAGCTGAGTACCCTACATCCTTGACTATCTTATTATCACCCTCTTCTTGTTGCACAATAACTTCTGGAAGATATCCGTGGAGGTGCAAAACATCTTTATGAGGGATTCCAGCACGTTCTAGCAAGTCATCTACGTTAGTTGTCACATTCACAACCTGACCAGGATAGCGTTGATACCATTCAGCAACGCGCAGATGCGCTAGGTTTGGTTCGACTGTTTCCAGTTCTTGTCTACGCTTATTGTAGAAATCGTGTGTCTTACCATAGAAGCCCAAGTTAAAGGCTTGAATGTTGCATACTTGGTCAACAGAGTATTCGTCCCACATAGCAACTCCGCTTTCCGAATCTGTACGGAAGGCACGTACACCGCTTTCAACACTAATACCCGCTCCTGAAATAACAATAATACGTCTAGGCATCTTTCTTTTCCTCCAAATTAATAGTTTCTTTTTTCACAACACGACCGCTAAATTCTTGACGGTAAGTGTAGTATTTCATTGCAATGATACGTCTTGCTTCGGTTTCAGTGCAAACTTCAACAACATCCACCCATACAGTGAAGTATGTGATGATATCTGCAAGAGCACTTAGCCCAAACCTACGCTTCTGCACCATATAGGTTGCAGGGCCAGAATCGTGATGCAGTTTTTGTAACCGAAACATCTCAGATTTTGTTTTCATTTCAGACATTCACTCCTCCATTTGTCATACGCTTCTTGATCGCCGTAGGCAACATAAACCTCAACTTCTTCAATAGGGTTATCGTGATCTGACCAACGAATAGTGCCACCAAACTTACTTCCAGGGAAGATAAACTCAGCAGTCTTCGTGATCATCGGATAGTCAATGTTCCACTTGAGGATATGGTAGTCAGGGAAGTTATCGATCACGTACTGCTTAAACTTAGCCCCAGCTTGACGGAATCCTTCGAGATAATATGCTTCTTCCTCCACTTCTCTCATATTGAAGTAGATGTGCCTTCTGTTAGGACTCTCAACCAGATCTTCTGGCACATAGAGTCCATCCATATAGCCAGCGTGATCCTCTTCAATCTCTTCATATTGCTCTCGGGTTACAGGTTCGTTTAAGCGGTATTGCCAAAACTCACTATAGATATACCAGCCCTCGTTGATAAATTCCTTCTCTGGAACAAAACCTAACTCTGCCCATTTGTCAAACTTAGGCTCACGCTTTGCGTAGTATTGCGTTTCATCATAGTAAAAACCCATTTTAGATGCGCCCAGGCGACGAGCCTGTAAACCGTGAGTAGCAAACACAACAACTGCACCTTCTTCATAATCGGGAGCAGTAACAACAAAAGCTCTTGAAATCTTATCCATACTTACCTCCATAAACGAGAAAAGGAGAAGGTATCAAACCCTCTCCTTAAAGTCAAGCATTAAGACCAATGAATATGTAAGATCATTTCATAGATCAGCCAAACAGTACCAATGATACTGGCGATAGCACCAAGTCCAGCGAAAATGAACATTACCATAAAAAATCCTTCCCAGCCCTTACCGAACATCTTCTTTCTCCTCTAGTAATTTACGTAGACGTAGTACTTCGAAAGCTAGTACACGTTCCATACCATTATGACTATCGTCACGAAGATACTCAAGCAACTCTTCTGTTAATTCTAATTGTTTCATTATGCTTTAGTCCACCTTATCTGAATAACATCATAATTATATATATCTTGAACTTGCGGCCCTATCTCATTGAGGAGGCAAGACCAAGCCTCAGCCTTAGAAGTGAAAATCAAAAATTGAGTGCTGTCGTTACGCCAAGCCAGCCCATCCTGCTCTTTATGATAAATAGCCCACATATCTCACCTCCAGTGTAAGTAAAGCAGGAAACCACCGCCTGCAAGGATCATTAGTACGAGAATTGCAAAGATCCACTTAAAGACCTTTCTTTCCAGTAAGTTTGGGCACTCTATCACAAGCTCAAAGATGAAAGCAAGCAGTTGCCCAATAAGTTCAAAGATTTCACCTTCCACTAGCTGTTCTCCAAAAACACAGCCCGAGCAAAGCCACGAGGAGTAAGAGATCTTAGCTGTTTAGTACGAGCAGACTTACCTCCCAAGTACTTCCATCCCCAGAAGAATCCGCAGTGGTCTACAGGCTTTTTAGCAGGCATCTTGAAGCCATTGCCAGCCCAGATACACGTTTTCTTGGTGTATCCATCACATACAGGCATCTTAGGATGAAAACTACCTTCTTCTGGACTCAGATAGCCACCATACTCATAAGGATGGAAGTAGTAGTCAGGTTTACGCCATTCTGTTGATAATTTCCCAACAGGATTCTCCAGATACCAAGGACAATCGTATAGATCGCCCAAATAAGGAATCAAATCTACGTTACTTCTCGCCAACTGCATCTCTTGCTCTGTCCTGACGTGCTGATCTCCAGATTGAGCAAAGAAAGTACAATCAGGATATGCAAACATAATATCTGGTACAGGTAAACCCATTTCCACACGTTTTTCATCGAAAGATTTGTCAATCCAGAGATTAACGTAGTGAAGGTTAGGGTGCTGCATCTTAACGAAGTATTCTCCGTGGTTCCCCTCGTCTGCATTGAAGCAATAGACAGTGTGACCTGCCTTTGCATAATCATACCCTGCAATTCCACTACCATCGAACAGGGAGAATACAATCATTCAGCAGTCTCCCACAAACCAAAGGCAATACCATCCTCAACACTAACTTCGCCTATGGCTTGGCAGTTATTGCATACGAGGAAATCTCCATCGTAAAACCAATCCTTTTTGACAGAAGAAGTGGTGATAGTTGTATCCGCAGCAGCACAGATATCACAATGAATCCAGTTACATTTTACTTTTTGCATTTAATCTCCTCAAGAAATCCCCAGCCCACAAACTTCTCCAGGCTTTTCTTTGTATGGTGAGACTTATACCAACCACCTGATTGATCCTCTGCCTCAACTCCAGTTGTTTTGTTCAAGCGATACTTGCGACCAGCCGCACCAATCTTACCAGTAGAAACGAAGTATTTCACATTACTCTCCTTTGTATGGTCTGCAATTATGCTGATTCTTTTTGAATCGCTCTATGTAATCTGTTTTTCCCAAAGAATGATACAGGTTGACTACTTTGAAGTAATTCTCCCAGGCATATTCTCTAAAACGTCCCGATGTGATCGAGGTACAGATTTTCATTAATGCTATCATAAAACTCTTCTCGGGGTCAATCTCAAAATCATTAGGAATCTGAGAACGTTCTAAAGCCAGCACACAAGCCTCTTCGTAAACACCCAATAGACGATATTCTTCTTCAACCTCAAAGAATTTATCCATAGAGGTCATCACCTCAGCACCTTCCACCATATAGTACCGGAATGCGGGTTTGTCGTAAAGAGCAATTGCATCGTGGATATCATCGTGCTCGTAGATGTAGTTTATACCATCACCTGAGAAAAACTCTCCGCTGGATACATTCAACTTAGGGTGAGAGTAGTTGTAGGTTTCTTTCATACGCTTCTGGTAGATATCTTGGAGATCCTCTGGAATCTCAGCACCTAAGCTACGCATAAAGAGAATATCTTTCATTGTTTTCACAAAGTGAACAGAATTTTTCTTATAACGATGAGACATTTTAAGGAGGTAGAGGATGTTCAGAGGAACACACATACCTAAACCATCTGTCTGAATCTTTAGCTCACTATGGTTTGCATAACTCCAAACAAGAATATCGTGACCACTACTGCCTTCCTGAGCAATTTCATATTCTTCGATCAACTGACCATCCTTTCGGATTAGCCCCTTGTTTCCCGAGCGAGTCACATTATATCCAGCACACTCTGATCGATAAGATACGTTGGCCCATTCACGTTCTGAGCAGATATAGTCGATATCTAGCATAGTTTTACGGAGTTTGATGCCCTCTGGAACGTATTCTAGTAGTGCCTGACTGCCAATGATAACCATATTGTCCTCCTGTAGAAATGAGAAATCCCGCCGAAGCGGGATTATATTAATGCTGCTGTACGGAGAGAATCTCTCCTTTAGCGAACGATTCCTGCTTAGAAACTACTTTACCATCTTTGAAGAAATAAGCAAAGCGTTTTTCAGTTGCCAGATCTTCGTAAAGGACTGCATCCAGGTATGAGAAAGGGATGATAGTATTGTTGTTGATAGTGATTAGATCGATAGTCTTAGTGTTATCAATCTTAACTTCATCACTACGAGTATCAATAATCAAACCTTTTACTCGTGTGAAGTGATAAGTCTTACCATCGTTATAGATCAGAGTAATCTTACGATTTGAGTTTTCATTTACTTTTTCCACTTTAACCTCCTCAACAATTCCTACCCGAGACAGATCATCTTCTCTGTATGCGTTATATTCGCCATTATCCCAATCTACCTTTATCGGATGAGTTTGATAATGACTCTCAAATACCTCCCTGATTGTGCCTTGGCACATTGGGTTGTTAGAGTCAGTATTTTTATTCCCGTGATACTGCGAACCTACTGCAATCACTACACGATCACCTTTCTTAAACATATTACCTCACTTACTTAGTTGATAAAAGTTTTCAAACTGATCCCGAGTTACAATCTCAGGAGCACCAATAGTACCTGCCAGGAACGGAGGTTCCGGCATCATACGGTTGTTGATGAGACAATCTTCGCCTCGCATATAGATGCCAGTTGGAGTTTTGACAATAGTACCCTTGGTTTTAGTGGAGAACTTAATCTCTCCATCACGATCCCGCATTGCACACAATGCACCCTCAGGCCAATCAAAACCAGCATTCATAATCTCTTGTACTAATTCCATTATTTCCTCCGTGCTAAATAGATAGTTAATCGGGTTAGAGGTCTAAAGACAATGTAGATCAGCAAGAGAATAATCACCATCGGCAACCAAAATACAGCAGGCCAGAAGTTATTACTTGCTAAATCAACACACTTATCAGTATCCACATCATTATCTGAGTTCTTCTGCTCATCATACAGATCCATCATATAAAATACAATCATAAAAAATGGAATCAGAATGACGTAGGTGAAGAAGGGGTGGAAAACCACCCAATCAAAAATAATCATCGTACTACCAGTGGAGCGTGATCATCCTTAGGACGAGAGGCTAGGTATTCGTTGTACTTCTTGATACTCTCCAGGGCTGCTTCGCGGTAGGTGTTTGCTGTCTCTAATCTCCAACTAGGATCAGCTTCTACTTTGACAAGCTCCTGATAAAGGTTTTCATAATAAACATACATCACATCCCCATTGGACATATGATCGCCATTTGTTGCTACGATACGGAAAGAAGGGCAATCGCTATTATCGTCATCTTCAAGTTTAACAATATCCCCTCGAATCAGGCCATCTTCCTGATCTCGAAGAATGAAGTTTCCATTTGGATCGAAACCATTATCTTTGCAGTAATCTTTAAACTGAGTCATATGTTCTCCTTAAATTTTGAGTTTAGAAGCCAGAGGCTTATCGTAGTTTGGGCTAAAGGTGTGTAGCTTGTCATAAGCATTAAACGCTGTACGCGATGCCTTAGGGCAGTGAAATACCTTGGCTTGATGCTCACCGTGCTCTTTTCCGCAGTGCAGGCACAGGTACTGAGTCTTATCGTTCATCTTTATTCTCCGATTCTACAACAGCCGCACGAACAGTACGCACAACATCGCTGGTAATAGCACCACAAAAGAAAATCCAGATAAACGTAGAGTTTTCTACATTAGGGAAGAAAAGATACTGAGCAAGCAGCGCCATTGCTACCCATACTGCCATTCCCCACAGAAAGCCTTTAGTTTCTTTTTTCATTTGCTACTCCTTAGTTATTAGTGAAAGTTCCAAGAGTGTAAGGTGTTGCTCTTACTTTTCCAATGATGCCACATTCTGCATCCAAGAACAAGTACTTAATGTCAAAATAAATCTTATCCGTCATATCCTGCACGAATCGAGATCGAATCACTTTAAAATGATTACCTTTTTCCACGAAAGCCAGCTCTGAGTGTTTCATAGCTTCCATAAATGATTGATGGTTATCTTCGAAGTTACCGGACTCAGATTCAAGGTAACACAGTTGACCGTCTCTTGCAAAATAAATAATCATCGAATTGTCTCCGCAATACAAGCAAACGAAATAAGAGAACCCAAAAGAAACCAGATAGCCACTAGGATTCTACATCCATCTTCCCACTGGAAGAGACTTAATGATAGCCACTCTCCCTGGATAATACAACCCATAAACCAAAGAAAGTAAGGAGGAACCAGTACAATCAAGGCCCAAATAAGGATGCAACCAAAGAATTCTTCCATTATTTTCCTCCTGTTTTATACTCGTCAAAGCATCCAAGCAACGTCATACCGCCTTGGCTGGTAATTAGGGCATACTGGCAACCTGTCTTGTGATCGGTAATAACGTAGTCCACCCAACCAGACACCCGCTGCTGTTCCATACGTCCTGCTTGGAAACTACCGTTCTGTAGTGGATCAATTGATGTTGCTCCACCGCTATCTGCATCAGAACAAGCAGTGATACACAGTAAAGCAATACCCATAATAATCTTTTTCATTTGAAACCCTCCCCTCGTAAGAAATCTTTTACTTTTTCAATACAGTTAAAAGTTTTGACTGTAAAGTAGTCCCAATGCCTGCCGTATGAACGAGGGTTATCCCCTTCCATCCATTTCTTCACGTAGAAATATTGCAAGCGTTCGTGTTGAATAACCTGATATCCATCCTTCTGCCAAAGAATCATTCTACCTCCCCAATACTTTCTGCACTTCCATCCCAAGCGCCTATAACATCTTTCAGAACTGATCTTCTCTCACCGAAGTATTCAACCATTTCATCCAGAATATCATCTGTGCTGACAGAGTATCCAATAGTGTTTGCATCAGCACGGTTACAATAGATGCTCAGCCACTTGTGATATGTCATCCAGCGACCAACCATTATCGACGGAACCCGCGCTTACGCTCTGCAAGATTACGAGAGTAATTGCTACCATAATCCTTTCCACTATCCTTGTAGTAGAGTCCACGATCATCATCCTTAGATGAACGTTTCCCCATAGGGATCTCAACCACATATAACCGATTACCGAGTCCAGATGCATCTGTTGTTGTAATCTGCTTTAAGCTACTCATAATCACCTCTCTTGTTTAGACAAAAGCATCTTACCTAACCGAGAGATGAGATGCAAGCATTATTTATAAACTTAATGAGAAATCTTCGGACAAGTCATCACTCATTTCCTGAGTAAAGCCGATATAGTAGAGCGTTGCAGCCGGAGAAGTCTGACCTAATAGTTTAGTGATCCTTTCGATAGGTACACCGTTCTCAAACAGAATTCTTCCTTTGCTCTTGCGTGGAGTATGAGTTCCCACTTCTAGTAAACCGCTTCTACGTCCTGCTTTGCCATAAGCTTCCAGTACTGGATTATGACTAATAGGAGCGCCCTTGGATCTCTTATCGGATAATGAGAATACATATTCTCCGAACATCTCTCGTCCAGAAGCCTCTTCAAGACGCTCTGAAACAATCTGACGCATCGTGTCTGTAATCAACACCTTCAAGTTCTTGCCTGTCTTTTGTTGCTTAAGGTGGACGTGTGTTGCTGATAAGGAAAAGTCACTCCACTTCAAAGACACAGCATCGGAGAATCGCAAGGCTGTTTCGTACTGCATAACCCACAAACCGTAGAACAGATTGGTTGCACGATTATCCTTGAGGATCTTCGCTACCTTCTTAACATCTGTTATAGATTTGAGTGACGCTACAGCTTTACCCATTTTGATTCTCCTTTCAAGTTGATGTAAGTAATATACTTACTCTTGAACCTCATAGCAAGAGAAATTATAAATATTCCTCACCCGATTTGTATCTGCATCCAGGAAAGTAGCCCTGCCATTGTCCCAAGAAATCTCTCCCTTGTAGTGGAAACTATAAACGTAGTTGGTGTCAGTACAAGCTAGCGTTTTGCTTCCGGCTGGGCCTTGAGTTGGGTTAGGCCCACATCCTGACAGAATAACTGCCAGTAAAGCAGCACCAATAATTTTAGTCATCTTCGGAACAGATTTCATCAATACCATCCTCCTCTTCCTCGTAAGTTTTATCCACAGACTCAAAGGAGTGCAGAACATTATCAAAGTACCCGCCTGATTTCTCATTTAAGGTGGCACAAGTTACACGGCTACCGGAATAAGAATCATTTTGAGACTCAGCATAGGCTTTAGCTACAGCAACCGCTGCATCCTCTTTATCATACATACCGAGAACACCTTCACTATGTTCCCAACCATCGCTCCAATCCCACCAAGCAATATAAATTTCCATAATAGGTTTCTCCTATCAGTTAATGTGTTTTTGAACGTAAGCTTTTATCAATTGCTCAAGCTCTGCGTTTGTGAATAGTGGAGGACTCTCTTGCATCAGCACTTCTTCCAAAGTCTTTCATCAATATACCCCTGCTCCACGATTTCCATTGTAGAAGTGGTTATCTGATAAATATCATTGGTGAGATGGTTAATAGCAAAGCTGACAGCCTCTTCCACTGAGTCAAAAGATTCCACGTAGTCCTTAGCACCGCCGCTAGGATAATAATTGTCAAAGGCAAACAGATGATATTTTTCCATTAGTCTACTCGCTCCACGATAGGAAGTAAATTATTACCCAATGCACCAGCAACCCACAACCGGAAAAGATTGTGCTCTTTTCGTAACTCTTTGTCAACGCCTTTCATACCGTTGTGAATGTACACGGGTAATCCCATTTCGTTGATGATAAAGATAACGTAACCTTCCTCCCAAGCTTTGTTCAGAAAGCACATCTGAGAAGTGTGTACGTGATCACCATCTTTTGCTGCATCAAAAGCAAACTCGGTTTCACCGTAGCCTGTTAACAACTGTCCGTCCTTATAATCAGAGAACGGATAGAACATTGCCATTTTCATAACACCTCCTACCACTTAACAATAACATTTTCGATAACATCCGACTCGCTACGAGAGTACAGATACACAACTTCAAAACCAGCTACCTCCAGCATACGTTTATACGGCTCTAACTCTGATTTCTGGCGGTATCTAGCGTAATAAGGAGGATCAACTTGAAAGTGATCTTCTGGAGACAGGTAGACTTCGAATCGTCCACAGCCAGCCGCTGACTCTATAGCACCAATAATATCAGCATTGATTTTATCTTTGTTAGCCTGGACAGACCGCTGACGTACTTCTTCTGCATTTACCAAAATTCCATCCCCCATTTATCCGTTACTTCAACACCCATTGCCACCTCGAAGGCCATACTGTACTGCCCTTTATTAAAGAACAGTTCAAACCTGTAGAAATGGTCGGGACACCTTTCTGATGTAAACTCTGTCGTCACTCCTGTATTAGGATTGAAGATCTTAGCGACACCATTAATCAGGGAAACATCTTCCTCTCGGAAGATCTCCCCTCTTTGTAGTAGTTTGTATCGTAGCATAGTTATTCGAAAATCCAAACAAGAACACCAACAAAACACCCAAGAATGAAAGCAAACCTGACATTTTTCCAGTCAATGTTAAAGAAACCTTGGATAAACATATTCCAATCCCAATTAACAAAGCTGATACCAAAGAGAACAACAAAGGCTAGTGCAAGCAGCCCAATAACAAACGCCAAACCAAAAGCCACCACTACACTGATGTTATGTATCAGTCTAATCATAAATCCTCCTTAGTAGAGTTCTGCCACTTCGTCAGAGAATCCGTAGTCATACAGCATAATGGTTCCACGCGAGTTCACGCCGCAGTTTGTTGGGTAGTCGTGCATACCGATATCAGATGCATTCAGATATCCATACTTGTCATCCACAACTTCGATACGCCCTTCAAACTTATGGAAGGCAGCAGCTTGAAAACTACTCACCTTCTCCAGCTTTTCCATTTCAACCCAGAGGAAATCAGGGTGATGGTTAATGATCTTAGCATAACGCAGACGTTCACGCTTGTTCATCTTTTCATATAAGACAACTTCTGCTTCATTCTGCGCTACACCGCGCCAATCCTTAGCAAACTTAACGCAGGTGAAACCTGAAAGACTATCGTAAGCAACACGGCTGCTGCCCTCACCAATCTCTTCTCCGCGAGAAACCTGCATCATAACTTCTGAAATACGATCACGTAAACGTTTAGCCATTCTTTCCTCCGTTCTACTCTAAAAAGGAGTGACCCACATCACTCCACCTCTTGTTCGAATACTACTCTAACATTCTTCAATGTACCTGACAAGTCCCGACCTTGTTTTTCTTTCAGTGCTTTCATTGCATCATCGAAAGTATCAAACGTTCGGTCGTAAGAATCACTGTAGCAGTGCTCTTGCAGCGTATGCCAAAAGAAGAATCGCTTGTATTTTACCTGAAACGTCTGACGTTCATCGCCCCAAGTGAAGCAAACGATTTGATATTTCATTACTCCTCCTTCCCGTCGATGTTACCCAGGTAGATCATATTACCTGCATTCATTTCTTCATTCAGGTGCCGGAGGCTTGTAAAGTTAGATTGGCTACCGTTCTTACTCAGGCAAGCCAAGAAAGTTGCCTCTACATCTGAGCTACCTTCCTGTAAAACCAACATCTCTCCAGGGATACGGCAACCACTCTGCTTGGTGAATTGGAACACATCTCCGAAACGTACTTCGGTAATATGAACAGTAGTAGTGGTAACAACAGTCTCAGTCTTCTTCATTTATTTCTCCTTAGAAGTGGATTTCAAGTTTGTTTGTGCCAACAGGTACTGCACGAGCACAACGCAGGGATTCAAAGTATCCGATGTAGCACAGATGGATCTGAGTTCGTTCACCTTCGGACGTTTCCAGCTTAATAGAAAACTGCCAGTAATCCTTATCAGACAGCCAAGGCTTATCTACAATATCCTTCATAACCTCAGATTTAAAGCGGCGTCCTGTAGTGACAGTAGGATGAATACGATCATTCCAAGCTCGATCATATTCCTCCGCGTAGCGGTAGTGCTCTTCGATTTCTACCAAAGCTTTTTCTACCAAATCAATGCTATCAAAGACCAAACCTAAGTCTTCGTTGTCACGATCTTCGTTACCAAAGGAATCACCAGTGGTGTAATCAATACGGATCTCATACTTCATCTTCTTCTCCTTTTACCGGATCGCCATCCAGACTTCCAATATAGAGTAAGTTACCATCTTCGAGATTGGATTTCAAGAAAGAAAGTGTAACCACAGAGTCAATACCGTTAGACTGAGGGATTAGGTTGTATCGAGTAGAGCAAACACCGTAATTGTCAGGTACACTCTCTCCAATAACCAGAAGAGTGTTCTCGGTGTAGCAGCCAATGGGATTAACCACTTTGAACACATCCCCATACTCCGCAGCCACCATAACAGCTTTAGTTTTCATCTCAATCCTCCTCTTTAATGTTTAGCATCTCTAACACCCACTGGAGGGTATTACATTGTGTCTGTAGTTGTAACCTAGCCTCTGATCCAAGTAGAGGGAAGGATGCTTGAGATAAGTCATCGTTTTTAACAGCATCAACCAATACAGAAAACCGCTTTTTAAATATCTCTGCTGCTTCTGGAGTACACTCTACACCAGTTGATCGACAAGGTAAAGCATAAACCTGAGAAATCAGCCTATCTCTGTCACGTTGATAGGCAGACTCTGAGGCTGCTTTGGCAATAATTAACTCTCGCTCTCGTTTTTGTTCTTCCACTTTAAAGATGAAAGAGAAGAGATTAGCACACTCTGTGGCAGTAAGAGAGGATGGAGAACTAGAATAACGAGCGTCACTCTCCCGATCATAGATCGAATACTGAGTACGAACTATTTCTAGCTTAACATCACCAATAATCAGACCATAACAAATTCTTCGGCTGTCCAATACAGAGTCCGTGCGTACTCTTGCTACCTCTACCGAACCATTCACAATACCTTCCTTGATCCTGGACAACATCTCAGAGTCAAACTGAGATTTATCCTCGGCAGGGATAGGCTTAGTGGTACTATCGTTCAACCCTTTTAAGAAATTAATCACATATCCTCCTAAAACTCTTTATTGTCAACGTAGTATTGAATGGCCTCAGCTAATCCCATACCACCCAAACTCCAGCCGTTAATGCAAACATACGTATCAACGATGAATCTGTCAATGATATTACCATCATCATCGTGCTTTGTCCAAGCCATTTTCTCACGAGAAATGCTCACCTGGTTGTTGACGATGAAATCAAACATCTCCTCTTTTGTCAACATTTGCAAATCCTCCGTCCTACGCAAGGGACGTAGTGTGACGGCTTCTCTTCGACAAACTCCGCTCCGTCTTTGGTAATAGGTAGTACGATCAATTTTCCCGTCTGGAATTTATACTGCGCTTTCATCCTGGATTCCATACAAACCAGTGCCTCAACAGGACTCTGGTCATTATCTAGGATTTCCACCCAACGAGATTCAGTACCGCTCTGCCATTCAATAACACACAGAAAATAATGTTTCATTTCTTTCTCCAAACAAAATCAGTACAGTAAGGATACACCAAGTAGACAGCATCGCCCTCATCATCTTTGACAATAAATCCATCTGAATACACTTCACCTCCGCAGACGAAATCCTGATCACCGCCTCCGGCTAGAACTGTATACTCCTTACCTTCGGTGAAGCCAAAGAACACTGCTCCATCGCAGATCAACACCTCACCTTTCTTTACCAAATTGTTATCACTTGTTACTGTGTTAGTCATCGTTCCTCCTCAAGGCTTCGCCTTAGTAACGCTTTGCGGGAGGCTTTGCCTCTTCCCGCTACGCTTGTTGCATCCGTTTAATACTACCTTCACTCTTTTTCCCGAAAGTTTATCAGAATGAGGTTGTAAGCGTCTTGCTCTGAAATGTTCCATTCCAAAGCTTTCTCTACCACCCAGATATCGTGGTCATAAGCTGTCACCTCTGCTTCCCAACACCAACAAGGATCTGGATGTTTATCTAGGTTGTTACAGTGGTTGATTGCTACTTGGCGTCTCTCCACCATATCAGACTTCTCTTTCTCCAGTGCTTCTCTTTCTGCTGGAAGTAATTTTCGAATGTGTTCATATCCTACCATCGCTTCGCTCCTCTTAACGTTCGGCACTTTGTGCCTCTCTTGTTGCATCCGTTAGATCTGTATGTGTACAATTTTCCGTACAGTCCCGAATATTTTGACGTGGCCCCTATGGTATACTTCCCGAAGAAAATATCAAGGGGTATTTCAATAGATTTTCCCTATTAATAAACCAGTATTTAGCCATAATATTTCCCGCCCCTACCCCGAAAATTTTGACGCCCTCATTGCCTATAAATTGCCCCGAAAAGTATCGAGAAAACAGACAGACTGCCTAACGCGGAATTTTGCCCCCGCCTCATTTTCAGATTTCAAGCCGTTCAAATATCACAATAGATTCAATAGCTTAGAAATTATATCACAATATCAGGAAGAAGTATATGATCATTTTGTGCTATCGTCCCATCTTCCCGAAAATACTATCATTTCTTTATTAATCAATAACTTAGAGAGTGGAGAATACCATATACCACTTTCAAGCTCGAATCGTTCACTAATCAACCAGTATTCACCTGACAACAGCGCAGCGTTCACTACCACAAACCGCTGAAAAGTGCAATTTATTCGGGATCTCAAAAAACGCACACTTTTACAGATAGACGCTCAGCATTTACCCCTAATCGGGGTATGCTTCTCGCCGCAAGATCATTCTACAAGTCTCTTGTAGACGCTCAACAACTAACGTTGTTTTCGTCCGCAAAAGTAACTGTGTTGATTATTAAATAAACAATAATAACGTTGTGTTATTGTCTCTTTGAGTGATGATTGATGTTATGATGATTGTCAATGAGGCTGTGTAAACACAACAATATAATAACGGAAAGAAACGATAACGTTTCGGTAGGAACGTTTTCCGGTTCCCACGAAGACACCGAAGAAAGCGAGAGCTTTTTGAGAGTGGTTTAGTTCCGTTATTATATTGTGCGTAAGGTGGAAGCCTCACGCCCAATAATGACACTGTGAAATTATCTTTCCCGAAAATGATAACGCTTCGCAATGATTCTTCCCGAAATGATTTCGTTATGAAACATTAACGACATAACACATTTTCTAGTGTGTTTAGGTTGTTGATTGATTGTAAACTAGTGTAATCATTCCCGAAAGTTATTATCTCACTTTGAATAGTGTCAATGCACATAGTAACGTGTAGTTATTATTACTTAGTTATCAATAAGATAGATTATCATTATGTTGGTTATTGTTGTATTGTGTTACTATCTCACATTGTGATTATCCTTCTGTTAGTGTTGTTAGTTGATAGTTATTATCACTTATTCACTATTATGCATAATTAGTCGTTAAGATGCATTAATGTTTGTTATCTCGTTGGATATGTGGGAAATGATAGATCATTGCACCTGCTAGGCTTCTTGTAACGCATTCTAAGAGGCTTTTACTGTTAGCTGTGTGTTGATATGGATTGAGAGAGATTCACCGTTTAAGCAGTTTTTGCATAAATACACTATGACGGTTATTGATAGGTAAAATCTATTGGAAACTCGCAGACAAAATAAAAGGGCTTTTCAGCCCCTTTGTGTTTTTTGGTTTGCTTACATAAAGCCAAACGCTTTACAAGCCTTATTTCTGCGTTCAATCACTTTTAGGATTGCTTCTAAATTCTGCTTTGTGATGTAGTTGCGATCCATTGCTTCCCGAACATTGACGCGATAAGCGCCGAACCCTTCACGAATAATTAGGATGTTATCCAGTGGGGTGATCATTACTCCTGCAACGTTCTCAGACAAGAAAAGCGCGTTTACTTCATACTCTATGTTTCCATCATTCACACTTTCGATCATAATGTCAGTGCGAACAGCCCAGGCGTAACAATCGTGAATCAGGGTTGTTTGATCTTGGGTTAATGTTCTGTTGCTGATTGCGTGAGTCAGAGCAGCCGCACCAAAAGTTTCCGCGATAGTGATAACATCGTTAAAGGTGGTGATAGCGAACATAATAAAACCCTTTTTGTTTGTGGGTTGCTGTATTGCTTCCCGATGAAAAGATTATACGACAAAAGCCCCTTTCGGGGCAAGTGTTTTGATCATTTGTTTGTTATTCTTTTTCCAGCGGTTCAGCCTCATAACCTAGCGTTCTTATGTCAAACAATGCTTGATCAATCTCGTTGATCTTCTTCTGAAAGAATTCCCGCCGTGCTTGTAGCTTATCATCTAGCTGTGATAGGGCTTGCGCTACTGTCTCGCCTTGTGCGTATACAGTGCCATTGTCACGCCCTGGCATATTGCCTGCTGATGCACTTGCAGACCAATAACCGCGCTTAGAGAAAAACACCTGAAAAGTGCTAACCTGGAAAACTTTTGTTTTTAATACGTGACAAAAACGGATCATTTTCTTTCGCCTTCTATTGCATCAATAAACGCGCTAACATCCATCGTAAAACCTAAAGCGCCAGCCCGCTTGCAAGGGAGATCGCGCAAATACTCTATATTGCCTTCCATTGCTATAGCTGTTTCAAGGTCTCTTAATGCTTTGTGCAAGATATGTGAATTCGGGTAGTCTCCTTGTTTCATTCTATCACCTCATAGCCAATTGTTTCACACCAGGAAAGCGCCTGATCTTTTGTCTGGAATCTTGCACCCTCTACCGCTTGATTTTCCCGATAGCCTGACATTATTTTCAGAGTATAATCAACCTTATTACGATAACGATTAGTGATTATTTTTACTCTCATTATTTCCACGCTTTAATTGATCTTTCTAGCTTAGGAATGCTAACCTTTAAGGCTAACATTAAGTTAACTTGCTTAGGTGTCCAGGTATCTTGATCCTGCAATTCTTGATAACGCTTCTTATCATATGCTAATTGCTCTTTTTTCCTTTTCAGGGTTAATCTACCGTGCCAGGTAAAGCCGCTAATAGTGTTATTCATTTTATCACCTATGAAAGAAGAGCAAAAGAACCGCCAATGATGAAAGGAAGATCATAGCGGGTGAAACGCTTGTACCGCATCCACTGAATGATCACAAAGGAAAGCAACTGTAAAGCGTCGATCACGTTGTTTGTGATGTTCACGCTTTCACTATTAAACATCATTTCGCCTGTTACGTTGAATGCAACGTTTGACACGTAAGCACAAACTACAGAGAACAAACAAGCCTTGATAAGGCTAGTCTTTGATAATGTCTTAATAATTGCTTTCATTTGTTACACCATTTGAGCCAAAAACCTATTATGCACTATTGCCCCTTTCGGGGCAAGCATTATCAATAAATGATTTTCTCGCAGGTCATAGCGTTATGATCTTTCATTGACATAGTGATCGAACCTGTGCGGAGATCCCAATCAAGATTCAGCTTTTGTGCGTGAGTTATTTCGAATTGTCCGAGATTATGATAGGCGTAATACTTACCTGATACGATTTCTAAGCCAGTGTGAGAGATTGAGATAGATTCTTGCATTTTGTTTTACTCTTTGATGGGTGAAATAAGATAGTAACATTGCCCCCTTTCGAGGGCAAGCATTATTTAATCTTTCTTTGCTTCTTTCCAGTGAGTCAGATTAATAACGCCTTTTGCTTTCATCTTCTCGATCAAGTCGCTTGCAGTGTTGAAAGAATTTTTATAATAAGTCACTGTGTCGCAATAGCCTGTAGCTTTATCCTCAAAATCTTCACAATGAATCTTTCCGATGATAAGAGAGTTTAAAACGTAATGTTCGCCGGTGTACCAGTTATGCAAGTGAATCGAACAAGAAAAATCATCGCTCGGGCCTTCTGGCGTCATACACGCGATCAAATCCTCGCGCTCAACAACTAAACCCCAAACGTGATCTACATCACCGGGAGTTTTTACAGTAGCGTTTACGTTGATAGTTTTCATTGTCGATTGCCTTAATCTTGTGAGGGCTGGCACCATTGCCGCCCAACACAGATATAATAACATAACGAGGATTAAAGGCAACACTTTGATCAAGAATGTTTGAAATTCTTTTGAGCTACATCTAAATGATCTTTTATTGCTTTGAGGCTTGACATATGCGCCAAATGCTCTACCTTTCCTTTCTGGCAATGCTTCTTAGTTAGATGATATCGAGCCAGTAGACAAAGATAATCGAAATCGTTATCATTTACCAGTTTATTGCAAATACCGAAACGGCGGGATATTGGATAGCCTTTAAGAGGGTTAAACGCATTGTGACGATTAGCGCCCATTAACGATCATCTTCAATCAAAATTATTTCATCGCTGAAATGATGCGTTACCATCTCACAACCTTCATCAGTAATGTAATGAATTGACATATAATCGCCGTGATCAACTTCTGTGATCAGCAATGAATATTGCTCACCGAAACAGTTTTCACGCGCCAGGCGATCACCCGCTTGGATACATTCAGCCTTAATCATACGTGCTTTCATTTTGTTTTCCTTAGTGGTAGAAAGATAACAGCTTATCATTACCGCCTAGCGATTGCAAGCGGTAACACTAAACATTATCAATAACGGCTATAGATACCGATTGGATCAGTAGGGAAGTACTCGCCACCCGTAAACATTTCTGTTTCAAGCCAGATGTAACCACAAGGAAGGGTTTTAGCCTCTTTAACTACAGTGCAATAGCCGTGAATCTTGATTAAGTCGCCAGCTTTAATAGACATTGCGCGGAGGATTCCTAGTTTACGCATTTTGCTTTTTCCTTAGTGGTTAGCAGTATTGCCGCCCTTCTGATAAACATCATATCATAGTGAGCGACACGATCAACACTTATTTAAATCTATTTGCTCTTTCTTTTGCTATTTCTTTTTTGAACTGCTTAACATACACTTTATTAAAGTTTTGCAACTGAGTGAAAGCGATGTTATATAGCTTTTTCTCTGTCTGATATTCTGGCGTTACTTTGATGTGATCCGGCGTCAATCCCATTGCACTGCGTGGATATTTATCAAAGGCAGATCCTAGCAGCTTGCAATTTTCTTCTAACTGCGCTTTAACTTTCTTTGCTTCTTCAAAGGTATAAGCTAACATTAATCACACTCCGCACACGAATTAATCAGACCAATAAAACCAGAAAGCAACGATACCATAAACAGCACTAAACTACCAGCGTTTTCGGTCAAAGGATCTTTAAAAATCATTGAGCAGATGAAAGCAATAATAGCGATGATGAATGAAAAGCGCATTTTCTGATTCCTGTCTTTGTTTAGGCTCTATTGCCTCAGTCCGTATATAATAGCATAACCAGTTTTAAGATCCACTATTGTTTTGTAAAGATTGTGGAACTATTCTCATTACCAGAATAACAGGTATCTCCAGTGTGTTTCCTCCGGTGTCCATCGTTGCCGCTGTAAGTAAGATAACAAAAAAGGCCAGCGATTGCCAGCCCTTTCTACTATTATTCGTAATCCTTGTAAATCTCTGTAATAACTTCCCAAACATCTGCCTTTGTATGACAGATTCTATACTCTTCAGAGGCGACTACATCCCCCATCTGTGATCCCTCGTCAGTCTCAGGGTCTACACCTTCGGGAAAGTGAACCAGCGTTAAATCTTCAACACGATAAGCACTCTTGCCGCTTCGCAGATTCATCGGGCCTGGTGCAATAGTGTAGCACAACTCATAACGTTTACAAACAGACAACACAGAATTAAAATGAGAGTAAGACGGATGACCATAGTCACGGATATTTGCCATATCTTCACGGGCTTTATCTTTTGCATCTTTCAGTTTAAAACGAATCATTTTATTTATCCTTAAGCAACGATTGCAGCGATTGAAAACATAAATCCGATAATACCTAAAATCATAACGCCGTGTAAGTTGTTCATTTTGTTTCTTTCCGTTGTCTGTTTCAGTAAGGCTATTATGCCCCACTTTCGCAGGGCTGTTTTATCAATTTGTGCTATTTAATATAGTCTTTGCAATCTTCTGGGTTTAAGAATGGCATATGTTGAGCCATAACTTTACCGTATCTGCCGATTCCCCACTGATTAAGGTTATATTCTGCCGTTCGCTGAATCACTAAACCGCACTGGATCTTGTCTGCTGCTTCTTTTTCTCTGTTGTTCAAAAAGTCGTGAAATCTCGGTAATGACTTATTGTTTTCTTTTTCAAATTCTGCTAGCGCGTCTCTTTCTTCTAGGACGAACATCAAATCACGAAAACCATTATTTGCCATTTCTTGACCAGTAGCAAAACGGGAATGATGATAAAAATAGTTGGTTGGATCTTGATACTCTTCCAGCGGCTGCACTTCGTCTAAGAAAAATAGTTGACCGTTATCAAGCCCTAACCCATTTTCAGAGAGAGTTTCAACAGTTGCAATTTTGCGAGTTTCCAGAACAATGACTTTTTGGCCCACACAGAAGAAGTTTTTCATTTTGTTTGTCTCAGTTAGCGCCGCACCATTGCCGCGCCTTCTGTGATACATAATAGCAAACTGAGTTATTTTGTTTTATCTTTTTGTGCTATTGCATTTCAGCGTGAATAATGGCGCATTCAATCCCCGCCAGGATGTTACGACGATCTTTTAGTAGTTCGTCAAGTGTGGGAGACGGTGATAATAAATGCTCTGTTTCGGTTATCTCGCGCTGAACGATTTCCGACAGTGTGCGCATTTTTTCAATAGTCAAGTTTAAAGTAACAACTTTGCTCATAAAATCCTCTATTCAGTGATTATGCATAAATAACGCTGTTTATGCAGATAGTAACAGATGACAACTAAATTTAAGCCATTCTCAGGAGTTCATAACAAATAACCCCATCTTAAAACCTCCTGTAACGCTCTCTAAGCGTCGATCTCCGAAAGTGCTATCATCGTATTGCCTCGCGGAGATCTCTTTAAATTCACTTTTTTGCATATCGCAAAAATGAAATAAAGTTGTATTGGCTATTGCTTTTAATCGTTAAGTAAGATCACTATTAACGCGGCAACTAAAGCAGTTGTCCAGCCAAATAAATTAACAATAAGAGCGAAAAGTAGTAGATCAATGATAAAGTCACGCATAGTAATTACCCTTTGTTATTAACGATCATAAAATGTTTGATGCGGTGCCAGGTGCGGTAAAGGTTGTTATGATAGTTAGGGCCGCGATCATTAACATCACAATATGCTTCGATAGCTAACTGTTTCACTTCGTCACTATTCAGCTTTAAACGTTTACCGTGCGTTACTACTTCTACGCATTCTTTTATGTAGTAGACATAATCGCCATTGTCAGTAAAGATCGTCCGGTTGTCTCGAATATAGCGGATCAGATAATCATTCCCAAACTGCTTTACTTTTCTTAGTGCTTCACTACCGTTAAACAACTTGCGGATATGGTAAGGATCATTGATTGCTTTGTTTGAATCTTCACACCAGACTGAAAGAGCCTTTTTAATGTCGCGGCTTCTTGCCTCATACTCTGGCACTAATACATTGATCCGCGCTTGGGCTTTTGCTTCTTCGCTCAATTCGTCATAATAGAAAAACTTTGTAATGTTCATTGGTTAAGCCCTTTTCATAAAATCAACAGCGCTAGTGAGGGATCGAGTTCTGCTTTCAATAGCTAACGAAATGCTATTGTAGGTTTTAACGCGCATAGGTGCAAGGGAAATCTTTCTAATTTCAGCAAAATATTTTGCCTTTACTTTCTTATTACATCCTGAGTCATTTGCAACAGTATTCATAATCGCTTGCACTTTCTGATTATGAATGCGATAGATTGCCTCCGGCGTGTACTCCTGGCGCTTTGTAGCGATCAGGGTATCATTGGAAATTGAACGTAATAGGGTTAGAAGTTGTAAAGGTTGCATTATGTTTGCCTTAGTTGCTTAACCGATGAAAACCATTATACACTAACAGAGGCGGGAGTAAATCCCCCGCGCAATGTTTATTATTGGAAACACAAGACTAAAAAGACGATAGCCCACAAACCGCCGCTGATTAACAGCTTTGTTTTGTTTTCTGCTAAAAATGATTCTTCTTTATAGTCTATACTGTCGCTTTCCATATGGGTTTAGTTTACCTCTAAGTCTGATTTATTAAATTGGAATTTGATTTCAGGATGTAACATATTTTCTAAAATCACTTTCCCGCTGTTATCATCTTGCGAGTCTGAAACAATGTAACATCCCCGCGTAATGATGTGATCTGCGTCTACCGTTTCAACGTCCGGCATAAAGTCCAGAATGTCAAAACAATTATTCGCATCTTTCTTTAACTCGGTAACAGAGTTGCTTACCCAGGTTTTTTCAAAGTCTGCGCCGCACTTGTCGTTAGTCTGAGTTGATACGTTACACAGTGAAGCGATGAGAACGATAGAAGCAAACATTTTTAGATCCTTAAGCTGTCATATAATCATTAACGATAGCAACGATAGTTGCTGGAATGTCTTGGGTGGCTAGCTCTGCGCTATCGCTCACCTGACGAAAACCATTATCGCACACATACGTTAAAACACAATAGTTATTTTCAACAGATACCGCGATTGCTACTTTTCTGTTGTGGAAAGAGAATTTAAAAGTCTTCTCTGTCGCATAGATCTCTTTATGTTCCAGGATCACGCCTGGCACGATATCAGAGAAAAAAGCTAGGGAGTTTGCAGCAATCATTTTTAAATCCTATACCTGTTTTGTCTCAATCAATGCAGACATACTAACACAGTTAGACCTATGATCAATAGTTATTTGTGATTCTTTTTCGTTAATGTCCAGGACAATGCCCCACACAGGGAAGCCGTGTTGATCATAGTAACGTGCTATCATCCTGTTAGATTGATTCCATTGTTTGATAAGGGCGGGGAGGTTGTTAGCTGGTGTATCGTGTCTCATTGTTTCTGTAATCCATTGTAAGAGGTTTTATTGCTTGGTTAGTGTGATTCTATGGCTTATGTTTGCAGTCTCTTAAACGTCGAAAGGGGCGCTATTTGCGCCCCCTCTTGTTACTCTTGCCAGTTGCGTTTATTGCTGACTCCTCGCGTTGTCTTATTCAGCTTTGCGCCCTTCTTGATCACAACTTCACCGAATGCCGCACGTTTGCCCGACTTCATTTTTTCAGCTTTGTTTGTGTATTGCATCTTTATACCCTCTTTAAGTTTAGTTAGATTATTTGTTACGCATTTCGTTTGCTTTACTGCGCATAAAGAAGCAGTCTAGCAGAATCAGCTTGCCGTTGTCTACTGCAACATTTCGCGGTGAAATCTCAAACATTACATCAGATCCGTAATTCGCTACATCATCCAGCGCTTCAATCATTGTCGTGCGTAACTCGTCATTTTCAATCGTTGAAAATGCATCGTGTACCGCGTTGTAACTGTCATAAAGGTTGCTAGGACACTTTAACACATCCTGAGCCTTTCGCAAAGTTTTATAAATTTCGTATTGATCTGCTTCTAAACTATTTTTCAGGCTTGAAACTTTTGTATACTGTTTCATTTTGAAAATATTCTCGCCGCTTGCTAAGCAATCTATTCTCTCAGTTACTGGAAACAGTGTATCACACAGCCAGCCCATTGAGTAGACTTCTTTCAACGGATCTTCACTTACTAACAGTACTTCACTATCACTCAATTCGAAACACTCAGTGAACAATCCTTTACCCAACTTTTTCAAGCCCTTCACTAACTGGCGTTTAGTTGTGTTGTCTGTGATTTCGATGATAGTCATTTTCATTTTCCTAGTTAGTGGTGGTTGTTTCTCTAAATCAGAGACACTATATTATAATGTCTCTTGTTTACAGTCAACAATTATTTACTTATTTTTATAACTTTCCAACTCTTGCATAAAGTAAACACTTCTTTATACTGCTGTTTCATCTCTTGCGCGTCCTGGAAAGATAAACGCCAGTCAGGACTCCAGATTGTGCCGTCTGCCTGTTCACATTGGATTGTATACTTTTGCATTTTATTCTCGCTTATGGCGAGAGACTTTCCCGCCGTCTGATAAGTATTATCTGTTATTCTGAATTAAAGGTCAACAACTATTTTAGATTATTCTTCGTTTTCTTCTGCCTCTTCTAACTCACTTTCGAGATCTTCTAGTTCAGATTCTAATGTCTCCAGATCTTCCATTAGCTCTTTGTAATCTTCGTTTTCTTCCTTCTCTTGTGATCCTTCGTAGTCACTCTTTCCCGTATTGTAAGATATTTCATCAACCATCTTAAGAGCATAAGCTGGCGCATAAGTTTGACCACAAATTTCTACTTCTTCGTAACAATCATTCAGAAAATCATCATATTCTCTTTCGCTAACGGTGATTTCAAAATTATCCATTTCAGCTTGCTTTTCTTTGATTTCTAATTTTTTAGCTTCGATGTTTGCTTTGATGGTTGCGATAGTCATAATATTTTCTCTTCTCTGTTAGGGACAACCCTTTGTTGTCCTGATATGAAACATTCTACGCTTTTTTGATTCAGAGTCAACAACTGTTTTCTAAATCTTTTAACTTTCTTTCTCATTGCCCCCTAACCAGGAGGCAACACGAAAAATCGTTATTCTGTTTCTTCTTCTCCGAAATCTGATTCACACCATACTAAATCATTTGAGTTCTGAATGTCAATGTAAAGTTGTTCGTAGATGCGAGCCTGCAAAATCCGCGTAACATCTTTTGTCTCAGGAATCAATCCGCTGTCTTCGAATTCGTGATCAATACCTTCTGACGCCATTACCTCAAAAATTTCTTTGTAGTAATGGGGAACATAATGATCCGCCACTTCGTGCAATGCATCGCTTGAATCGCTTACAATCGTTAAGTTATCGCACTGGATACGCTCGTTAAAAGCGACGATTGCATTTGCCAGGATTTCAGTGTAAGTGGTAGTCATTTTCTTGTCCTTGGTTGCTTTGTTAGTGTGAGAGTATTCTATCAAGGGCTATTATTATTTGCAAAAGCCCTTTGTAAAATAATCTTACTTTTTCAGAGTTAGTTTCTTACCGTGTGAGATACCAGGGAATGACCAGCGCCCATCATCGTTTTTCACAGGGTCGCGCAAGGTTGCTTTGCTACCAGACGCTTTTACTTTCTCGTTTACTGCTTTACGGATTGCGCGGGCTTCGTTGCGAGTGGTGAAAGTTTTCATAGTTTTCTCTTCTCTTTTGTTAGGCGGGAAACCATTTCCCCGCTTGATGTAAGTATTATCGTTTATTGCTTTGCTTCTGTCAAACTTATTTTTGAATCTTTTACAGTAAAAACATCACTTCTTTTGCTTTTAACTGTGAATCAACAATCACAGGGTTTTTATAGTCAACAAATCGGGATGTTTTTTCGATTGCAAATCCGATATACGCCGCGCCTGCTTCTTTCTTTAAGTTTTCCCGCGCCACTTCGATAGCCGCCGCCAGGCTTAAACGCCCATCAATAGAAATATTCGCAAAGCTACCAGATCCGGCGATCACTTTGTCACCCATAGCTGAAAGTTTAAACATTGTTGCGCTGAAAGAAGCCATTTTATTTTCCTTGGTTGATTGTTTTCTCTTACCTAGTGAGGCTATCTTAAAGCCCCACTAAATCAAAGTCAAACGATTTATAAACCCCAGCGACGAAAACCACAATCTTTATTTTTATTCAACTCCGATTTAAGACGCTTACAACGTTGACGAATCGCATATAGATCCGGTGTGCATACCGTTGCGCCTGATTTAAAGTGAATAGCCATTACATATTGTTTCATTGCTTTGTTTCCGTTTTCGTCTCAGTGATAAGAATACTACAGATTTTTGTTTTCTAGGTCAACACTATTTTAGAAAAAGATTTTAGATAGTACTGGAATCCAGACAAGCAAGGAAAACAAACCAGCGATGATCCAGCCTTCTTTACGAACTCCACGATTTGCGCGGTCTTCGTTATCGTTTTGCATAGTGATGAAATCGGCTTGCTTGAAGTTAGTTGGCTTGTTCATAATTCGTTTTCCTTGGTTGTTTGTTTAAGTTGTCTTGTTACTGTGAAGCTAGTGTATCATACTGATTCTTTATTTCAACTACTATTTCGTTTCTTTTTCAACTTATCCAGACTTCGTATGCTCTGGCGCTACTGCCCTTGCGGGTGGCTCCCTGCCTCGTTGATGTGGTAATACTAAGGGATCTCGTTTTGTCTGTCAATCAAAGAATCGTTTATTTAATGCTTTTTTCAATTCTTCTTCTGTAAAGCCTTCGCTGTCTGCTACTTCTGCGAATAATACCGGTTCGCTATCTTCTTCCTGCTCTTCTTCGTCGTCTGGCTCTGCTAACTTGTGGATCTTCGCTTCTGCCTTCTTAAGTTTGTTATCTAACACCCTCATAGCTAGATCAAAAGTCCCTTGTGTAATTCTCCTGGCTTCTAGGTCTGCCGTTAGTGCTGCTGCTTTCGGCTCGTACTCTTCCAGAATCTTAAACGCTGGATCTACAGCATACAAAGGATTAACGCGCCGCGCCGCTCTTTCTGGTTCTGCTGCTCCGGCAATGTCTGCCGTGCCGTCAGGATTCCAGCCTGGGATCGTTCGAGTCCTTACGTTACCGTTAGACCGTGCCAGACGGTTGCCTACTTGCTCCCCGCTATACCCTACAGAATGATCTAGAAGCTCGTCAGGAATAACCCGCCAATCATCAGGATCGTGCTTTACCCAGGATTGGATCACATACTCACGCCCCATTAAAAGATCCTCCGCTGCTGTTTAACTTTGATGATTGCATTATATAAGATCTCCGCGTCTTTTGAATAGTAACCGTCTAACGTTACGCCGTTAGCGTATTTGTGAATCAACACCTGTGCAAAGGTTAACACACAATTCACCATAATAAAGCCAGGTGCAACCGTTGCGCTATGTGGATTCTTCACAACACTAGCTAACAGTCTTTGCGGTTTCTCTGAGTTGAAAACGTAAAGTTCACCGCCTGTCTTGAATGGAAACATTTTTGCCCTCTCTGTTGATTAGGCTTCGTATTCTACAGATAAATGATTTTAAATCAAGTATTGTTTTTACTTTTGTTTAGTGTATTATAGCCACACTAAACACGGGAAGCCGTGATATATAAAGGAAAACAGAGATGAAACAGTTTACTATGGTATCAGCAAAAAGCCCTTTCCAGATTAAGTCCCTGAATGGGCGGGGCCGTCCTGTTAATGTAAAGCCAGGCGATCTGTTCCTTGTTACCTCTCCGGCACATACAAACGCTAGTCAGGTTATGATCGACCGTAAAACAAAAGCGATGATCAATTCAGGCTATTGTCTGAGCCGCGCAGACCTAGCGACTTTCTTTGATATTGTCGAATAAAACTATTGATTGCCCGATTCATTTCGGGCATAATGTTCTGACTCCAACAAATAGGACAAGAAAATGATTACTTCCTCAGATACAATGGTTACTCTCTTTACCTGGGAAACAAGTGCGCTGCACTGCGGATCTCGCCGGGTTCCATTGCCTCACGCTATGAGGATGTTAGACGCGGGTTTTTATCGTGTGAAGGTAGTAGCGGAGAACGGGGAAATAATTGCGGATTCACTGGAATATTAATTGACTACCTGGCCCCGCCAGGCTATGCTAATCGAACTGAAACAAACAAGGGTTACGCTATGATCGATCAATACTACCTGGTAAAAGTTTTCGATGCGGATTCTAATTCTACAACAACTTTAAGCCGTTGCGGTACGGTAGAGGAAATAAAGGAAAGCGTAGAGGATGACGGCTGGACTTTTGTTTGTATTATTGGACGTGACAAAAATTATGATTAAGTATTGACGCCAGGCGCAAGCCTGGTTATACTGTTTTCACAGTAAGGCAACGCCTACCAACGGCGCTAAACTTGGCTAGCAGGCCCGAAGGGGCTGCAAGGTGAATCGCCGGTAAGCTGTCTAAAATAAGTTTTGTAAAGATTGAAATAATCGTTGATCTATTCAGTCAGTATGATATTATATTCCCAGAGTAAGACGCTGCTTAAGTGAAGAGAGAACCGCCCCTGCCCGTCATTCAGATAGTAACGTCCGGTGATTAATAGTTTCCTAACGAAATAGTCACGTCTGAAACTATCACGCCCGAAACCATTAGCCTGCAAACTATCACCCCCGAAACTATGATCAGGCGCATAATACCTGCCGAAAATGCGATTTTTTAATATAATTCTGGAAAATGAAATTCTGTTTTTCAAAAAGTCAAAAAAATCCTACGACCCTGGCCCGATTTTTTAAAAATAATTTTGTCAAGGTTTTTCTGATTTTTTCTGATACAGGTGAGATTTGTTCGGGATCGATTCTTAATATAATTTCGGGATTTCTAAATCTGGTTTCTGAAAACTCGAAAAAATCCTACGACCTTTTGCCGATTTCTTGGATTAAGTTTTATAGGTATCTTTAAGAACTACTGAGAACAATCCTGAGAGGTTTTTAAACTTATCTAGGTGAGTTTATGGGTTAGGTGAGAGAGTTTGCCACAACGCTGTACAGGAAGCAGGAGAGGGATTAGTTCTCCCATTTCCAGGGATCGGCACGTCACTTCAAATCCCTTTTCCGTTTCAAATATCACAGCAAATATCAATCACTCAATAGAGAAAATTACTGAACAATCGTCTGATTCTTCCAAGCTGAAAGAGTGCAGCTTGAGAACTCCCTCTGGCTTTGCCACGGTAAGGGCCGAGAAAAGAACCTTAAGAGCATCACAGTTGTTTTCTGCATATTGCAGAGTGAATGGTACTGTAGTTCCTAAGTGTTGCACAAGCATAGCTGTACTGTTCTCTGATATGTCAGCAACAAAACTAACCACACCTGCCTCATACTCAATCTTACTTGCCGGAATGGGAATACCTGCAATGTTCAACAGGGTTCGCATATGGTTGTAATATCTACTCATAATCACATACCTCCTCATAAGGAATAATTCTATCTACATTCTCTAGGATGTACTTTAACACAATATCCTTGTTGTTACCTGCGGAAACGTCTGAACACTCTAAATAGAATAGTGTGTGATTGTGCAGACTACCATCTGAGCAGAGGATTTCTTGAGACACTTCCAAGAAAACATCATCACGTTCAGCTAAATAGTATCTCTCTGCCCAAATACCGCTCACTACATTATAATCCCAACGAATCCTACCACGTTCCAGTGCTTCCAGAACGGATACTTTAATGTAATGTGTTACTGCAATCTCTACTTCCATACACCCTCCATAAGAAAAAGGGGCCGAAGCCCCTTATTTTAGAAAATCCGACTGAATCCACCTGTAGCAGTGATTGGCTGCTCAAGTACGAGTCGCAGTGCTGACCCTGTATTGTCCTCGAACACCAGCTTACCGCCGTCTGTGATAGCCATAGCCATTGTGTTAGCGCTAAAGGTGAGTTCTGATGTATCATCGTCATCTTCACCTACTTTAATCAGGGGTACACTTTTCAGTAATGCCTTCTGAGTGGCTTTCTCTTTCAGGTAAACGGTCAACTGAATGTTGTTGTCCAGGAACTTAATCAGATCGAATCCGTAGATACCTGATACGTGACCTGTCTGAATCACTTCACCGTTGATTGTCATCTCTGACAGCTTCCACTCACCCTTGCCAGCGCCGAACGTGATACCCATCATATCCAGAGCATCCTTAAAATGCATCTCGGGATAGGCGTTTAGCTCCTCAACTAACCCTTGGATAACATCGAAGGACAGTTCAAAGCTCACTTCGTGCAAACGATTGAAGCCTGCAATGTGTTGTTTGTTATCCAGTTGATGTTCTAAGTAGTCAGTCATTGTTGCATCGCTGATCTTATCATAATCAAAGCTGTAGAAAATACGGCTAGGGCGGTTTTTAAAGAACTCAGACAAGAAGCCATTGTTCTTTGTCAGCATAAACATTTTATTACCTGTACCTGTGCCGTCTAAGACAGTCAGAAGAGATTCCTGTTTCTTCTTTTCATCGTAGAGTTTATCAAACTCATCGATCATCACCATAGCTTTCTCTTGAATCTTGGACATAAACTCAATAAAGCCTGCGTCTGTGTACGGCTCGGAGATCAGAATGGTACTGATGCCTAGTGTTGCCAGTTTCTTAGCAACCACTTTTGCCAGCATTGTTTTACCACTACCTTTTGTACCAGAAAGGAGTACGCCAGTGTTATCACCTTTTTCCGCACGGCGCAGATAGGTTTTGATTACGTGGTTTGCTCGACTGTCTGTTTCACCGTAGAGTTTTGACGGGATGTCCATATCTGGAACCAGAGCCAGATGATAACCAATGTTATCATTATAGGACAGTGCATACGTCCCTACAGGCAGGCTATCCATTGGGATGCCCATACGCTTGTTAATTGTAATCAGTTCACCGTAACGGGTATAAGTAGACATTATTCATTCTCCTCTTTTGGGGCAACTAAGCCGTATTCTTCCAATGAAGCCAAGAGTTCTTCCCTTGGCATAGTATCGATCTTGTGTAGCGCTTGTTCTAGCCACCGATCAATCATTTCTTTCGATTCTTTGTCTCTCATCGTCTTATTAAACGCTCTACCTCTTCTAGCACTTTACGCTGTCTGGCATAGAGATCAGAGGCGACAGTAGTGGCGTGTGGCCCGTAGGTTGCTCGTTCAACATAAGGACGACTACCAAGAATAACATCTCGAATCTCTTCGAAAAGGTTAATCATCTTCTGCTCAGCAGGATTGATACGTTCTTTTTTGTAGTTGGCCTTAAAATCTGCAATGATTTTATCATCCTCTGCAATAGCTGCTTTGATCCCACTGACAGCCTTAGAGAATACAGAAGGAGGCATACTCCGCGTTAATCCTCTGTTACCTTTCAATGAATGAAGAGAGTCAATTTTTGTTTGACGGATCTTGTTCATTGCTTTTAGTGCGGTAACATACGATGTTTTTCTAATTGTTGTACTCATTCTCCCTCCTTGTTTGCTAAATATGCTTCAAAAGCATCTATAAACGTTCGTTTATGCCCCTCGCCATTATAACGAGTACCTTTCTCTAAGATATGCTTGACGGTTTCTACATTTGTCTCTGTAGGGTTCCACTGACCTTCCAAGCCGTAGCAAGAGCAATGGTAGCCTTCCACTTCATAGAGAACGCCATCCAATTCGTACAAAACATAAGCTTCGCCCTCGTAACATTCGTAAGTATACCAGGCAATAATGATCTTTGCTCGATAAAGATCTGATAGCTCCTGATCTGACAGTTCAAACTCACGACCAACATCTGCCACACAATTAAAATCATCTAAAAACATTAGTTACCTCCACGAGCTAAGCTGGCTGCATATTGAATAAGATAAACCTTAGGCGCAACCCAAATCTGGAGAGCATCTAAGCTGTTGGCTATGATGATCCAAGCACTAATTGCAAACAACAATACGGTTCCAATATGTGCAGGAATATTCTCAGCATCCTTTTTCACCCATTTATTAACGAGGCGACACCACCAAATACCCAGGATAGCCAGTACAACACCCACAACAATCCAGAGAACAGAAGATGTAAGTTGCCATAAAAGTAGCTGATGAATGACCTCTGGGATTTGCTGCTTACCAAATTCAATAACATCACTCATACTTTTAACTGTAACGTCAATCATACTGAGCAGTACGTCAGATGCCTTGTCTTTCAGTTGTTCTGTAGTTGCCATTGTTCCTCCTTAGAAAGATTTGAGTATGATTCTTTTTCTACACACAGGGCAATCAATATAGTGGTCTGTTCCGGTACACTGACTGATATCTTTGTATGTAACAGTCTGAATATCGGTGAAAACGTATGCTAATACGCTACCGCACTGTCTGCAAGTACATTGCATTTCTTTTTGTTGTTCTACTACTTTGATAGTCATTAGATCACATCTCCTTTTTCTTTGCGATATTTATAAAGGCTGATTGTACCTAAGATTGCCGGAATATACAAGACGGGCCAGAGAATCGTGCTTGGAATAATCATCCAAGGACTATTCACATAACTTGCCCCCAGACAATCTACATAGTATATCATTGTTGCTGCAACGAAACCAACGCTAAGCCACCAAAGAAGAAAGAGCATCATACGAAACCACCGTACAATGTAGCAAATCGTGCTGGATGGTTTTTAGGGAGTTTCAAGGCTTCCTGAACTTCTGGTTTGTCCATAAACAGTGATGCTCGTTTTTCCAACTCAGAGAAATCTTGAACGTGGAACACCTCCACTTGACGCATTGTAGTTTCCATAGGGACGTTCTGCAACTCTGGACGACCTTTTAGACGCATTGTGCGACTCTTGCCTGTCAGAGAGTTATGCAGAGTGATCTCTTCTGGGAAATCTTCCGGCTTCGCCTTTTCAATACCGATAACTCGATCAGCACTACGGTATAACTCACCTGGAGTAAGACGTGACTTACCTTCTGGCGTAGAGGCAGTCAGGACAACTAAGGTATCTTTTTTGTGACCATTCATTATTGAGTCTCCATTAATCTGAGTTAAAAGGGTATTTATTACTTGCTTAGGGAAGATTCTAACCTCAGCCGGAGCAGAGGTCAACATAATTTCTTCCTGTTTCCAGTTAAAACTCGACGAAACCTTTTTCATCTGCCATATCCTCTAAAGTCACTTCATCCAATGTTTTAAGAATGACAAGGCCACGCTTAATGCCTGGAACAATCTTATCAAAATATTCCTGAAACAAATCCTCTGCTGCGATCTTATGATCAGTGATTACAACAATACGCTTCTCTGCAACGTAAGATTTCCAAACCTTGCCACACTTCCAGATGAAGTCTGCACGATCTGCACTCACCATACCCTTCTTACGTTGACGCTTTGTGATTGGTTCCAACATTTTTGATAACTCCGTTCTCTGCTTCGATAGGACACATACTACAAGACAGCCCGTAGGCTGTCAATCAATAATTTTGGCAAAATGATAATTTAATACTTTGTCTTTATTGGAGGCAATCCACTTTAAACCGTGATCTATATCTGTGAAGCATAATACCTCACTTTCTGTACGGAGTTTAGGTGTGATAGCAGTAACCCGACTAGTACTAACAATCAATGCTTTCTTCATAGGAGTTCTCCTTAGCCTTTAGCCACCATCTGACGTGTATACTTGCCTTCCTTCCACTCTGTAGCAGTTGTAGCGTTAGGGCAGATAAGAGCCTTTAACACGCCACCGTTGGTATCGTGAAGTGCATACACTTTACAGTTTGAGATATCACTCGGCAGTACAAAGTCTGCTGAGATATCGTTAGTTTCTGCCTTACACCCAACTAAAGCAAAAGCAATCATCAATACAGCAAAAATCTTTTTCATATATTCTCCTTATTTATTCTGAATCCTGTTTACGAGCATTTCTGCAAACTTACGACTGAGATCTTTAATCAAATATTCACGAGGGAAGTGATCCCACACGCGCGTAGTCATATTAAGCGCCATACCTGCTTCGCCGCCAATGTAAACTCTTACACACATTGCCTCCCGCAGTGCGTCTAGCTCAACACTAGTCTCCATCACCTGTAAGCTATGAAGTTTGTAGGCTATCTCTCGTGCATCTGTAACCTTACCATAAGGATAACCGAAGTTAGGAACCTCTGGCACACGGATAAAATCTTGCCCTGGCTCTACGTGATAACTATTTTCGTTACCAATGAAGTTTTTACCCAGCACCTCATCCATAACATCAGCCATCTCCAGAAGATTTCTCATTCTGTTCTGTAGATCTTCATTATGCAACTCAGATTGAGTGTGTCTACGAGACAGATCTGCAATTTGCTCCCTTGCCTTTCTCCTTTGGTTACGACCATAGCGCTTGGACATTATACCTCCACCACTGGCAACCACATCTCAAATCCCTCGACATATACCTTACCCTCAGGGCTAATAGAATCTTTATCCACCTGGAAGGTTTCGTGACCATAGGCAATCAAAGCTTTTAGAGACCGGATATCGTAGATAGCCTCCATAGCTGACATTTCAGACAGATCTTCTTCGCTGTTCAGACCTTCCAGAATTGCAATCTTATTCAGTTTTACGTTTACCATCTTTGGTTCTCCTATGAAAGTTTTTCTTACAGATTGTTTGTGATGAACAACAGCCCAAGCGATAGCGTCTGCAAGTGAAGCGGTGGTGTACATCCGTTCAGAAGGATCTTTGTTTTCGTAATTGACATACCAGATACCTTCTTGCTCAAAAATGACTATCTCAACCCAAGTACCAATAACAGAACAATAGATCAGTCCGTGATACTCGTCTCGGATCTTATCAAAGGTTGGTGTTTTAGTTTTCTGCGACATTATCTTACATTAATCCCGAGCCTGTCCAGCTCTGTAAAGTTACCTGACTCTATTTCTTCGGTCAAGGTTTTAATACGATTAGCCATAACTTTTGCGAGTACCTCAGAGGCAGGCTTAGGGAGAGTGCTTTCTAGCTCCTTCATATCGTTTGCCTGTTTAGCTCGTAACTGCCGGATAGACTCTTCAATCTCCAACTGATCCATAGCATCTTTACAGACACACATATAGCCCGTTACAGTGGTATCTGAGTCTTGGTTAAAGCTACCCTTGAAAAATGGCTGTAATGGCAATCCAACTTCACCACAGTATGCACAAACGCAGCGATAACGTGACAGGTGAATCATTTTAGTCGCCTTACCACCCGAAGCGCTATCGTAACGATACCCATACATACTTCCATTATCACCGTGGTCACTACCTACAAAATAGTTTTTATAGTGCTTCTTAGCGCGGTCATCACAGTAATCAGGAATAGCCATTGTGTTTCTCCTATGAGTAATAAACTTTACAGTTGCAGTTCGGACACTTCGGTTCTTTTACATCCAGCTTTTCTGGAGCAGACCTTGGTGCCGTGGCTAGATTGTAACAGCGAAGACAGCGAACACACAAGACATTTTTATCCGGCACAGTCATTTCTGCTATTGGACGTCCTAAGTAATCCGTCCTCATCCTCAACCCCACAAGTAGCAGCAAAGTATGACGGAGGGGATTAACAGCATAATAGACATAGCCGTGATTATGGCTTGTGCATTATCATAGTTCTCCTCTTCTGCTTCTTGTTTAGTTAGAGCCTGGAAAGCTACCCGTGCTTTCTCTGGGCAAAAAGTCATCAACTCTTCTTTGGTCATAACTACCTCAGAAGCCATAGGATGAGTTGATTCGCACTCCTGATACAATCCAGACCGATCCCCTTCCCAATGATAAGTACTGTATCCATATGTGCTGGTTACTTTGACTCTTTCTTTAACTAAGTTGGGTTTGTGCTTATAGAAATGGATGTTAGCACCCGTCATAGCCACGTAAGGATAACCATCAGGCCAATTATCCAGATCAACCGCTGCACGTAAAAACAAACCATAGTTCATCTTAGTCCTCCCACACATCTTTGCAAGTACCAATGCTACCATTACCATTCTTTTCGCAGGTAATGTATCGCTTGTTCAGGTAGTCCGAGGATAAATCGATACGAAGCAAGTAAGCGCCACAATCCAAAATAGCTTTCTCTTGATCACGACTACGGAACAACTCCAGACACTGAGGGATATTACCCTTAACTTCGGTCACAGTAGGGGCATTACCAGCGTGGGCTGCGCCCATAGATAACATCAGTGCTACGCCAAAACTCAGTACAGTCTTTTTCATTTTTTAGTTCCTTATCGTAAGATTTTAAGTGCTTCTGGACAGTGAGAGGAGTATAGCATCTTCTGAAGATTACTTACAAGCCTCATTTTTCTCTTTGGTGCGAAGAGAAGGTTATCTCTTTGTCGAACATATGTCAAGCTGGCTGCTGGCATAAATGTTCTTACAATCACCTGGAAAACACCATTGTCTACCATCTTACACTCAATTGCAAGTGCAAAACACTCTACTAGGTTTCCACGGTACAGGCGATAGAGGATCAATCCACCATCATCAGCGAAGAATGCTTTATGCATTAGTCTGCCAAGGTGAAAATCCACCATCTCCTGCAACATCACCATTATCTTATCAATATCCACATCTACGCGCAAGGATCTGTCAAAGATACGATCCGCAACGTGGTTCGTAATAACAAGATCCATCATCAACCCAAACTGGTGTAGATGTTCATTTGCTTTCTTTGCGATATCGGATTTCCGATCACGGATAATCCTTCTTGCCTCGTAGAGTTTCATTGCTAATCTCCTAGCTAACGTGAATTTTTAGTGCTTTCTCTAGCTCCAGATACATTCCGTGGTACTTGCGCATACGCAGAAGGTCTTTATCTGTCATCCCCTTAAGGCGACGAACATCAGAGTTATGGCGTAAGTCTGCCAGTTTAACGCGAGTAGCGTCCACATTCATCTTGATTGCTGAAATATACTGGTCATCAGAGATTCCTGATACTTTTGTGAGCAGTCGAACACCTTCAACTACACGGTCAGAGAAGCCCATATCACGCAGATCAGTTAGACTTAGTGGCGTATCTTCAACCACATCGTGTAGCACACCAATAGACATAAGCTCCATATCGTCTGTTTTCAGGTAATGCATAACCTTAATAGGGTGCAGGATGTATGGCTTGCCTCCTTTATCTACTTGATCGATATGACCTTCTGCTGCCAGTTTGATCGCTAATGCTAATTGTTGGTTTGGTGTTAGTTTCATTTGTTCTTTCTCCTGATCATAGTATTCGGCTTCTTCAATGTACACAGTGTAATCTCTTTCGCCGTGTATTACAACCCAAAATCCATCTTCTTCATAGTCAGCAAGAATCTTGACGATATCACCCTTCCTTGGGCCTGGAGTACCACTACACCAATCAACCTTCATTTTTAAGTGAGTGTATACCATTAACACTCCTTATTCATATGTAAGCCAATACGCATTAAATGAGAAGCCAAATCCAACACAGCGTTACGATCAGTAAACTCCAAAATAGCTTCTCCGTGCTTATCTTTTGCTGTAAGCCACAGCAGGTCTTCCCCGCTCTCATTAGACCTTTCAACAAGAATAGTATCCCCATACTTATCAGTATACAACTCTTCGTTCGGCACCTCTGGCAGAGCATCTTCCTCAGGAGTGCTGATCACCTTAATGTTGCGAGGCATCACACCTACTTCACCATTACCAAATGTAACTTTTATAGTGATATCCTCCTTACCTGAATGGTCTTCGAGCACTGTCGCCAGCCTCCCGATCATATCTTCATTCTGATATCTTCCCAAAGTATTGCCAACATACTCAATAACAGAACCTTGAGGGATAGTCTGGATAGTCATATATTCTCCTTACTTAACGAGTAGAGCCTTTGGCCCTGTTTTACGTGCGCCGATCTTATCGACAAAGATATTAAACACTGCTTCCGAAGGTGCAGAGAGCATATAATACTGGATACTTCCAGGATATGCCATCTTGTTCTTAATGCGAATGTCTAAATGTTTAAGTTCTGTTTCTCCTCTTACGGCTGCGGCCTTAGTAGAGAAGGAGACAGAGAAATCAAAACTCATTTAGTCCTCCTTATTCAAAATTACTGTAGTACTCTTTGATAACATCTTCCAAAGTATGGTTTTGGTCAACTTCTAACCAGACACCATTAAAATCGAAAAGGATCTTATCTGCTTTTGTGGTATAAAGCAATGACTTTGCTCCCTTAACGGCAGTAAGTAGATCTACACCTTTATCTACTTCCACCTGGATTGTTCCTGTGAATATTCCTTTCATAGAGATACCTCCGAGAGTTTAAGAATCTCCAGCACCTTAGTACTACATTCAGTAATGTTATCTGTTTCAACGTTACCTGTGAGATCCATCAGTAGAGAGTCACAGTAAGAGGCATACCCTTGTGCCTCGCCAATGGCTAAATCACGTTGTTTCAGCAATACCTGGCCTTTCTTCACCTCAGCATTATATGCCACTGTCATCTGGTTTAGTTGCTCTAAGTATGTGGTATCAGTCATAGTGCCTCCAAAGCGCCCCTATAGGAGCACTTTCTTAGTTTCATCAGGTGCGTCAGTAAATAACTGAATCACTTTGTCAAGCATTCTTACGATCTCGTCAGTAAGGTTGAACTCTTTATACGACTTCCACGTTTGCTTCTGATCCCCGAAGATCCGCAACACCTTAATAGGATTGTCCAGAAGAATGTTACCTTCGTCAGTCTCCTCATAAGACGCCAGCCAAGACTCATCCTCACCGTTTACACGGATAATGACACCATTACCGTACTGCGTCTGTGTGATGTTCTTTGTGGAAGTCAGTACTTTCATTCTTAATCCTTAAATTCGATAATCGGGCAGACTTTCTGCTTCTTTGCTTTAACGTAAGATACCAGCAAACCCTTCTCACTGTCAACAGAGAAGTTAGATAGTTTACTACCTACATAACTCCAGATGGAGACAATAAACCATACCACTGCCGCCAATGCTACAATAAAGCCCAAGCCAATGCTCCAACACTTCACGACGACAATCCAGTTATGTAACTCTGCATCAGCAGTGCTTGTCATAATGGCTCCGATAAGCATAGGAATAGCCCCAGCAACTGCAATACCCATTAGCAGAAAGATAATAGGGGTGAAAATATATAGGAAGAAGGTACACATCACCACTTGCCAGAAGTATACGCATAGGCTTTTAGATGGGGTACGATTCATATTGCGGATAGTACGATAATGCCAAGAATTTTTAGAGATATTCATTTTCCCTCCTCAGGATTAAAATTAAGAAATAGTTCGCTTATTGGGATTGTCCATTCTACTCCAGACGGATAACTACCGCGACAGATTTTCAACTTACCCTTCTCATCACTATGGAAGTTGATGCTATCAGGGAAAGAATGGTTTGGAACTTTTGTCCAAGGCGTCCACTGTGTAGGCTTCTCGCCTCCATTGATCCAAGTGAAACCTTCATCTTCCAGTAATTCCAACGCAAAAATCATATCTTCTTTTGTTGGACAAGTTACCTTCATTCCTACTTTTAAGTCTAACATTATTCCTCCACGCAATCTGTAAACTTGAAGAACACACCTCGGTTTTGGTCTTCAATATAGTAGCGCATATCGTACAGAGGGCGCATTTTCATTACAACACCATTTTGACTAACCGAGAAAACGTTTGTCGTTTGATCCCAACGATTCATTGAGGGCGTCTGTAGCTCCTTCCCGTCAACGTTCACCTTAAAGGAGTTACCGTAGTCCGTAATTTCTGAACCCTTCTCAGAGAAGGTTTTAGGCGTGTTTCCTGAGACAGTAACATCGCACACCCAATGTGTTGTACCTGCAACTGCCTGACCCGCTAACAACATCATTGCCGATAACACCACACCTTTAATCATCTTCATTGTTTGTTCTCCTCTTTGTGTAATTTATTAGCTCGTTTCAGAGCACTCTTAACTGTTGAAAAGGATATCTTACGTGGTTGATTATTGTCAAGAAGAATCAGACCATCCTTTTTACAAATGATTTTGTAGAGAGCATCGAAAGGCAAGCCAATAACATCTCCGGCAGTGTCTGTGTAATGTTTGATGCTTCGTTGATCAAAGTAGTCACGACAATCCTGGTGGAAGCTGGAAGTGATGCGTATGTTTGTCGTTGTACGGTAGTAGTATGGTGTCCAATCAACGAAAGATCCACACGAACATCCAGCTACTGTATTGGATTGCTTCTTGAATGACTCTGTAGTTCCGCAGCAAAGAAACTCGACAGTGATAATTGGTTGCATTATACGTCCTCCTCATTAAGTGAACCTGCATACTAGCAGTAATAGAGGTTGACTGCAAGAGGTGATTTAGTGTAGAATGATACTTCAATCAATAAGGAGATACACAATGAAACTGACTTGCACCAAAGTAGTAAACGTACCGTTCACCGAAGGCCAGAAGTATGAGGCTAAAGTAGAAGGTAAAGAAGTAACCGTGGTTGGAGACGATGGTTATGAATGGCTAGTTGAACCTTACCTTAATGGTTACGCGATCCTGGTAGGCGGTATGAACTTCCAAAACATCCGTGTTGTAGCCAAGTTCCAAGAAGAAGTTAGTCCAAGAAAACACCTCACAATTAAATCTTAGAATATCATTGACAGATTGAAAAATATATGCTAAGCTAAACACTAAGTTGCGAGCGATAGCGAGTAGGGATTACCTCTATTCGTTATCCTTATTCCATATGTTACATAAGGAGTAGATCCCGAAGGGAGATACGACGATATGTAACATCTCTTCTATACTCCTCTCTATTACATATCTCTTCTATTATTCTTACATACCTCTATTGACACTCTGATCTTATTGATATACTCTCTAATCATACTTAAACAACCACTAAGGAGTAATAATGTTCTTTGAATTTATGCAGTATGCGTTTGTATGGCACTCTTCACAGTTCTACGCTATGTTAGCTGTAGGTGTGATCTCTGGTCTAATCTTCTCTCGTAAACGTAAGAAGAAGTCTGGTATGATCTTGCTAAACATTATCATCTGGGTTATGATTATCTACCCTCTAATGTGCAGCACCAACTATATGCGTTACCACGCTGGAGTTCAGGCTTGTAACACTCACCAAGAGTATGTTATGATCCGTGGTATCTGCTACGCACCAACAGATGGATACGTACCGTACTATACCCAGCAAATCAACAAAGAAGTTGGCGATGCTGTTAAAGATACCTCTAAAAAGTAAGGAGAAAATATGCAAGCTACTGTGATTCTGGATCGTATGAACTTAGGTAATGAAGGTAAGGTGGTTGAGGTTGTTGCCGAAGTGCCTGCTCTCGCTACTATCTACTTCTTGGAGCCAGGCGGTCTGGTCAAGCAAACACGTACAATGCGACCAGTGTACTTGGTTAAAGGCGTTGATCGTATGCAGAGAACCAACAAAGAAGGTACATTCACAGTACCTGTTACTTTCCGATACGAAGATCATTTTGGTAGTGATCTTATGTCTGCTGATGAAATCGAAATTAAGGAGTAATAAAATGGTAGAACTTCCAGAAGTAGGGTCTGTTTGGGAATCCAACACAGGAGAGGATAGCGTTACAGTCATCAAGATAGGCTTTGGTGGTGTAACTTATCGCTGGAATGGCGAAGATGGTGACGAACAGTTTGAAACCCGAGTAACATATGAGATGTTCCGGGATCGATTTACCCTTCGTGTGGCTGAGCCAGCGTTACCTGAGATCAACGAGGTTATGTATCGGGATCAACGCTCCCTTAACACCGAGGTTCGTCTATTTGCTATGGACTCTAAAGAATATGACCAAGTACTACTGATCACAGAGAATATTGATTCTGGTAAGTCTACTAGTGCTCATCTTCTTAAGCTGGATGTGGACGATGCTTTAGACTTGGCCTCAGACTTAACCCGTATGGCCCTGCAACTAAAACGTCGATTAAACTGATTGACACGGCACAAGGATGTGCTAAGATATGTGTACTGAAAACGAGGAGAGATATATGTTAGATTCAAGCGAACGCCGTAAGTATGTACCTGTGACAACTCCACGCTATACCGATGAACAGATTGGTATGTACAAGATCTATGAGATTGTGTTGTGCAGGGGCATCCAGGCAACGATCCGTGACATTTATGTGCGTATCTTTCGTTATATTGATGACGAAGGTGAGGAGCAGTTTGGCAAGTATCTCTCTTTTCGTATGCACGAGAAAGAGTGGCAAGCCGTTGACGTAACTTTCGAGGAGATCGAAAAGCTGAACGGTGAGATCAACTTTGAATATGGAGGCAAGTATGCCAAACCAAAAGTTTAAAATTGGAGATTGGGTGATGGACACGTACTCAGGTAAATCTGGGCGTGTAACTGCGGTCAATCTATCTGAAACAGACGTTGATAATGAGCCTAACCCTACGTGGTATTACAGTGTAGATAAGTTTGGTTGGCTATTTGTTCCTGAAACCGATTTGGAGGCACTATGATTAAAGTAACAGAAGTAACTCACAAAGATATTGGTCGTGTAATCCGTATTATGAACCCCAGAGAGGGTGCTGATTCTATCCCAGGTACTGAGGACTTATTCCTTGTTGTGGGCGTAGATGACCTGGGACGCTTGCGGTTCAAGCACATCGAAGGCACATACCGTGGATGCGAAATAGAGTTTTTGGCTATCGATGAAGACTCTCATCATATTGTCTGGGAAGGTAGCCTGCTAAGCTACGCAGCAATCCTGCAACAACGCTTTGCAGATGCTTGCGCCTTTGCTCAAGTAGAGGATAGTATGGAGTTTGTTGATAAAACAGACGCTGACTGGTGTTTGCAAGGTAACGTTGACCTATTCTACATTGAAGATGGTGAGATTTACTCTTATGATCGTGCAAGTCTTGTAGATTCTGATGAAAATTACCACAAATACTATGTTGACAATGGTTGTGGTGACGAATATTATGTTCTCTTCTCTGTGAAGAACAGAAAGGATACATTGGATGACGATTATTAAACCTGTATCCTGCCGCCAGGCAGGATTTGATCTGAATCACAAGCCACTATGGATCGTACTGTTGGAAGATGGAACAGATCTTTCTTGGGTGGAGGGTGATAATTTCGTGATGCAAGCTAAAACTGAAACTGTCTTTGGAAGAAAAAGACACTTTCGTGAAAAAACCTCTTGCTCTAAGTACCTTACTCTCGTAAAGTATGCAGTAAGAAAACACAATCAACCTAAATGTTAAGGAGATTATTATGAATATCGAACTGTCTGCACTCTTGGCTACTACTCTTAGTACCACACTTATTCGTTTCACTGACACAGGCAGTAAGCCTAGTCTTCGTAACGTCACTGTACACAGTGAATATAAGGTGGAACGCTTCCTTGTACCAGGTATGAATACCTCTATCACTGGAGTAATAGTAGATTCCTATGGCGTAGAATTCTACAATGACAAACAGGAAATTGTTTGTATCGATCTCACTGATGGCAAATCTACTTGGATTATGCGTAATGTTGATACTGGTGAGATTATTACCTCAGAAGACGGTAAGGCCCAAGTCGAAAGTGAAGATGCTGTCTCAGCTATGATGAAAGTCGTAGGTGAGATTGTGGCTGCATCCGGTGACGTTGAGATCCAACAACTTCACGATGAAACTGTTCTTGCCGTAAAAGGTATGACAATGGCTCAGGCTCAGGCACATTTTGCAAGTAAACTGCTGGAGATTCTCTTGAGCGCGGATTCGGATGAGATCAAACCAGGCGATACCGTGAAATGTGTTCGTTCTGAGCATTTGGGTGATCTTTTCTACGAAGTAGGTAGCGTTTATACCGTAGCCCGTGTTGACGTTGAGGGTAACTTTACCTTAGAAGGAACTATTACCGAAGAGCAAAACCGCTTCATTCCTTTAGAGGGCAATGTTTGGGCTTTTGAGAAGGTATAACTGTGCAAGTATTGAATTACTACAAGTGTGGTAAGGCGATACCAGAAAATGCGGTATATATCGCAAGAGGACAGCCCCACTTGGGGCTTCCTCACTCCAAGTTTGCAAATCCCTTTAAGATCACAGATACTGATACAAGAGAGATTGTTGTTGAGAAGTATAAAAAGTGGTTGTGGGAACAGATAAGGTCTGGTAAGATTACCTTAGAAGACTTACTTGAGTTGGAAAATAAAGACGTTGTTTGCTTTTGTGCTCCCGCCCCTTGTCACGGAGACGTTGTTGTGGCAGCGGTTAAATGGGCAAGACAGAAGTATGATAGCATTCACGGTCATTGGGATTGGTAAGGAGAAAATATGAGTGAAGTAACGATTTTTGATAGCCTGATTGGTACAGTTTTAACCAAGGCTTATGTTTCAGATACAGATGAAAATGAAGCCCTCCTATTAGAGCGCGAGATCGGCGGTACAGTTCGTTTTATGCACCATCAGTCTTGTTGCGAAAGTGTGTATATTGAGGATATTGAAGGAGATCTTGAAGATCTGGTTGGCTCTCCTATCCTTCAAGCTGAGGAAGTTACCGAGGACAATGAAGAAGCTGAATGCGGTATGTGGACTTTCTACAAGTTTGCAACTGCTAAAGGTCGTGTGACTATTCGTTTCTACGGCTCCAGTAATGGATACTACTCAGTCGGTGTATCGGTAGGTATCATCTGATGACTAAACAAGAATTGGTATTAGCTAAGGCTTATATTAAGATTCTGAACAAGTCTAAGGCCGCAAATGACAACGAGGGTGGCGATTATCAACGCGCCGCTACTCGTCGCTGGTGTTAATTTAGAGTAAGGGGAAAGTATGAAATATTTATCTGAATCAGTTTTATCTAAAATGGATGTTAAACGCCTTGGCGCATTACGTCGATCTGTTCTTGCACATATTAACCGTTGCGAGAAAGATGGTGTGTGGTGTTGTGAGAACAAGTGCCAGTGGGTAGAGGATAAATACCATACTTATCCCAACAAGAACGCTGATTATGCGTATCGGGATCTGGTCAACAAGTATTATGATGCTCAAGTTGATTCTCTGGTTGCTCTTGTAGAACTGTCTAAGGAAGATATCCGGCAAGGTCGTAGTATGCCTGCCTCTGAAGCCTTAGCACGTATGAGGGCTAGACGAGGCTAAGCATTTTCTTAATACGATAATCAGCCATTGACTAAATCCTATGATTGGGGTATAATGAAGGAATACCCCTTTAATGGGATCTTACCTTATATAAGGAATATCTTAATGGTAATTTTCGGACAACCCTATGGTAGTGGTGGAGGCGGCACTGTAACCCCGCCAGACGTTAGCGATCAAATTGCTGCGTACATTGCTGCACATCCTTTTTATCGTACATTCAAGTCTTGGGCAGAACTTAAAGCTGCTAAACCAACGGCTACGGGTGAACGAGTCTTTCTTTCTTCTTATAATGCAGTATCTGACGGTAGTTTCCACGGTAGCGGTTGGTTTACTGGTAACTTAGCTGGTAAGATTGCAGATGATGGTGGTGTTCACGCTGCCGATAGCGGTAAAACTTATTTCTGGCTACGTGAGAAAGAATATGACAAATTAGACGTTACCGACTTCGGTGCTATGCCGGGTGGAACTGTTGATGCTCAACCTGCTATCCAGCGAATGAATACCTTTGCAAATACATACCTGTCTACCCTCGGAATCCGTTTCCCTGCTGGTAGCTTCCTTGTATCTGGATGGGATTACTCTGCGACATATGTATCTAAGTTCAAAATGGCTGGCCCAGATGTAGAACTAGGTTATATGGCACTAACAACTCTGATCCTTGATGGTAGCGCAGACTACGCATTTAAAGTTCAGGCTCGTTACACAGAGATTACTGGTATCTTGGTATATGGACAGTACGATAAGAAAGTCAACACAATGGGCTTCTTCCGTAACATCTGTTCTGCTGGTCAGTACGCTCGTATCAAGTGTGTTCGCTTCTCCTATATGGGTGGTAAGAGCCTTAGCTTGATCGATACACTAGACACGAAGATTGATCAGTTCTACAGTAGCAATACGTATGATAGCGTCCTGGACGTGACTTACGACAATGCCACAGTAGGAAGCTGGGATCACTCGACGGCACTAGAACTGAGCAACTTCAACCTGCAACACGGTTTTGGTACAAACGCTTCGATCTATGCGCCTCGTGCTACTCAGTGTTTCATCTACAACGGATGGATCGAGCACACCGAACACGCCGGAGACCTTTCTAACGGACAGTGGTTGATTGACGGACTCGACCTTGAGAACATTGATACTCCATTTGACCTGACTTACTGCCGTGCATCAATGCGTGGTATCAACCTAATCAACGCCAGTTTCAACAGAACTAACACAACTGTTAGTCAGTGGGCTTCTGGATATGACCAAGGAAACCGTCAGGACGAGGCTTTTGGTAGCGTTATCAACGGTACAATGAAAGCTAAATGGTATACTGGTGCTCTACGTGGAACTAACAATGCCAATGCAAACATTTGGTTGAACCTTGGTAGCTTCTATACACCGAACAACGGTGGTATCTGGGAGATTGAAATCATCTCTCGTCTGAGCTACAACTCAGTAGGTAGCGCAAACTATCCAGTACAATCAGACAGATCTCCTGGTAAGACTATTATCAACATCCAACGTGGTGCGGGTAACATTCCTATCGTGACTATGTATCACTTCGGTGCTACAGGTGTTACTGCGGCTCAATACGCAAACCAGCAGTATAACGAAACACTACCTGCTCTCTGGGTACAGTTTGGGCCTTATACTGGTGAATACGTCATTAACGTTAAGAGCACGTCTCCTACACGTTTTGATCAAGGTCAGTGTGCGCTGTTCACTGTAAGTGGTGCTACACAGTCTGCTTCTCCTGGTTTAAACGCTGTCGTTCCGCGTATGTCTTTACATAACGGTAGCGCTGGTGTAGGTGCTCAGGGCAACTTACTGGCGGTTAGTACTGCAACAGGTACACCAACAACCCCAGGCACAGCTTCAACACATATGCAGGTAGTTGTGAACGGTACTCCGTACTTTGTTCCTCTGTTCCTGTAATTGATATAATCCCCTTCTCTTCGGAGTTGGGGATTTTTTATTGACACAGCTTCCAAGCTAGTATAGTATGACCACAAATATTGACAGGAGGAAAAATGAAAACAATCGCTAAGGTTTTATTCGGAAGTAAACTTTATGGCACAGATACACCAGAATCAGATACGGATTATAAAGAGATCTTTGTTCCAGACGCAGAGAGCATCCTGCTAGGAACAGTAAAGAATCATATGAGTTACAACACAAGTAGCGACGATGTGAAAAATACGGCTGAGGACGTGGATTACGAAAGTTTCAGTCTGCGTTACTTCATTAACTTAGGCATCGAAGGCGAAACCTTAGCTCTTGATATGATCCACGCACCAGCTAACCGAGTGGTACACTCAGATCTTCCGGCAGTATGGGCAGAACTCCAAGCTAACCGTTCGCACTTCTATTCTACGGATATGAAATCCTACCTAGGTTATGTGCGTAAGCAAGCTGGTAAGTATGGCGTTAAAGGTAGTCGTATGGCTTGTCTTCGTCAGGTTATGGAGGCATTAGCAGCAGCGCCTTCTCATTCACCAGACCCTAAACACGAGGGTAAGCGCCTGCGTAAAACCCGTGTTGGTGATATTGCACATACACTACCTCTGAACGAATTCTGTGAGTGGACTGTTGATGAAAACCAACGTTCAGGCTTCCAGGATTTCTATGTTGTCTTGGCACGTAAGTTCCAGACCAGTGTATCTGTGGAAGAAATGCAGAACTCTTTACAGAAGACGTGGGACGACTACGGACACAGGGCGCGTCAGGCAGAACTGAATGAAGGTATCGACTTCAAAGCACTCAGTCACGCTCTGCGCGGTGGTTTGCAGTTGAAAGAGATTTACTCGACGGGTGATCTGGTGTATCCTCTTAAGGATCGAGAGTACCTGATCAAAGTTAAAGCCGGAGAGATCCCCTTCAAAGAGATTCAGGTTGCTCTTGAGGATATTGTTAGTGAAGTAGAAAAGCTATCAGTGCAAGCCAAAAAGAATGGTATGCAGGAAAAGGCTGATCCTACTTTCTGGGACAAGTTCATCCGTGAAGTGTATTTGGACGAGATTCTCAGTGTGTACGGCCCAAAATAAAGGTTGCATCTGGTAATCATACTATGATAACATCAGCTTTCTGGTGTTATCTTTTTAGAGTAATGGAGGAACAATGGAATTTACACCTACGGCACAACAAGTAGCTTGCTTGGAGTCCTTTAAGTTAAACCGATTCACAACAATTCAAGCCCGCGCCGGTACAGGTAAGACTTCTACGCTTAAACTGCTGGCTAGTACTACTTCGGATAGCATTCTGTATTTGGCTTTTAATAAAACAATGGCAGAAGAAGCTAAGAAGAAAATGCCGTATAACGTCCAGTGTCGTACACTCCACTCTGTGTGCTACCAAGAACTTCCAGCGTCTATGCGTCATAAACTTACTCGTCCAGAGGGCAAGTATGTTAACGTTGCAGGTACAGGCAGCGAGATTGCTAAGTACTTCAAGATCAAACCTTGGGCTGATAAACGTGGCAAAGTATTAATCACAGAAGCTATGCTTGGACTGCTGGTAAAACAGACCCTGGCTAAGTATGAGTTCTCTGATGCAGAACATATCACCCGAGATCATTTCCCTGGCACATTAGTTGAAGATTTTAAGAAGAAGGGTGTAAACATCCCTCAACTGGTCACAGACACAATCCGTTATGCTAAACAGCTATGGCGTGAGCGTACTGATACTAAGTCTCCGGTTATGATGACTCACGATACATACGTGAAACTCTATCAGCTTTCTGGTAAAGACCTGGGTTACGACATTATCTTTGGTGATGAGTTCCAGGATGTTAACTCAGCCTTCTTGTCCATTCTGAAAAATGCCGTAAGTGCTAAACGTATCGTGGTAGTTGGTGACGAATACCAGAGTATCTATCAGTTCCGAGGAAGCGTGAATATGATGACGGAGACTGCTACAATGGGCGCTGAGCTTCACTTATCTGCCTCCTTCCGCTTCGGGCCTAAGGTAGGTAAACTAGCAGAGGACGTATTAAAAGTTACTGCACAGGGTGACGTAGAAGTCGAAGGTCGTGGTTTTGATACCGAAGTAGGTAGTGGACATAGCTCTTTTGTGGATACAAATAAGCCATACACTATTATCTTCCGCAAGAATATGACAATGCTCTTAGCAGCGATGGATTTGATTGCAGATGGTATTGAAATTAATATGCACGTTGATACCCGAGACTTTGTTTCTATGGTAGATAGTGTAAATGCCCTTCGCCGTGGTGAAACAAACAAGGTTAAGCACGAAAGCATCCTACCATATGCAAGCTGGGAAGAATTTGTTGAGGGTGCAGAGTCAGACCCTGACGCTAAGCGGCTGCTAAACATCATCGTTTCCGGTAAAGCAGGTATGATTGCACAGACTTTGCGTAACTATCGTCCGTCCAAGAATGCTAAAGTGACCCTGGTAACAGGTCATAAGTGCAAAGGACTGGAGTTTGACCAAGTTATTCTCGGCGCAGACTTCCCTTCTAACTACAACAAAGAAGGTCAGTGGGTAGGTTTAGAAGACGCAGAGCGTAATTTACTGTATGTAGCTGTTACTCGTGCCATTAAAGTGCTACAGTGGAACGAAACAGTCCAAGAAATCCTCGATATGCAACGCGAAGTGATGCGTGAGGATACAAACGCAGAGTTTAACCACTTGATCAAGAATCAAGTTAACTCATTAATGAATGATGTGGAGGTATAATTGTACATTTCAACAGGTAAATATGAAGTCCGAGAGATTTATCTTCCTGCTGTAGCCTTTCAATTGCTTGTAAAGGCAGCAAGTGAGAACATTCAATGGACTGCATCACAGACGCAGGAACCTGAACCCGAACATTTGAAGGGTAAACGCACCCTTACCCTGTATGGTGTAAGGTATATTGAGGAGGTGGTGGCACCTTCTATGTTCGATAAATATACTGGCAGACCTAATATGGTTTATCCAGTAGGAGCACGATAATGGATAAGAGCGCACTTATTGCTTGGGCAGAGAAAGAACTTCACGATCCCCACACCCAAGAAGCTATTCAGAAAGCTGTTAACTGGTTATCTGAGAAAGGCTTCACTTGGGCAGAACACGAGGTTGAAAAGATCCTCGCTTCATTGAAAAAGAAAGATTGACGTTATCTAAGGAGTGTCGTAAGATGCTCCTAACTTAACGAGGAGGGACTATGAGCTATATTGGAAAATGCTATACGGTTTTAAACGACGATGAAGAAACTATTGCACAATGGCCTGAGATTAAGACAGGCTTTGCGTTTCAGATCCTAAAGGTAGAAAATCGTGATGGCCTATATCCAGGCGTGACTCGCCTCCGCTGCCTGTCAACGGATAAGATTTTTGACGTTGAATATCCTCTTCACGATGGCGGCGAATCTTGGTTCTGGTGTCTCGTTGCATTAGATGAAGCAGGAGAACTATCGCTTAAGCCCCTGAAAGAGCGACCATTAAAAGAGGAACCTCTGGGGAAAGTCCATATGGGACACTTCCAAGGGCGGGAAGTAGATATTGCTTATGCATTGTCTGCATTAGCCGCTCAGGAAGGCTGTGACGGGGAAGAATATGACCTGATGGAAAAAGCATCCCGCTATATTCGTTATCTGGAAACACAAATTAACGCTTGACTTGTTAAACCATAACAGGCAAGATTAACAAAAATAAAGAGGAGATCATATGAAAGACACAGTAAGCATTATCAAAGCAGATCGTATTTGTGCGCGTTTTGACAAAGACCACGCACGTTTCGCAACACTGACAAACCTGTTAGGTGCATTTGACCTGGCTAAGTCCAATAAAGCAAACCTGGCTAAGACGGATAACGATATTCTTCTGCCCGTCCTCAAGGCTGCTCTAAGCGATGCTAAGGGTGCAGCAGAAACCTACCGTAAACTTGATGACGCTAAGCGCCGAGAGGCATCAGAACGCGATGTGCGCATTCTGGAAGGCTATATGCCGGAACAGTTAACAGAAGAAGATCTCGTGGAGATGATTGCTGAGTTTAAGGCAGAAGGTAAAAAGATGCCTGACTTTATGAAACATCTTCGTGAAAACTATGTCGGTGCTTTCGATGGTAAACTTGCTTCATCTCTGGCTACAGCTTCCCTCAAATAAGGAGAGAAATATGAAATTCTTAAAATGTACTGCTACCGGTTCACCATCTTCTTTTATCGAAGGTAGAATATATCGTGTATTAGGTGCAGGTCAGTTTAACATCCGCCTCAACTGTAACACGTACCTGGTAGCCTCAGAGATTGGACATAATATTGAAGTTCCATTGAACGGAATTGTTTGGCAATTTGTTATGCTGGAGATCGACATTGAACAAATGTTCTTCAACTACAAAGAGAATAAAAGTGTTGTGGCCCCGCTGATCCAAGCAGGTATTATTGCTGGCTACAAATCTTGGGAAAGTGCTCAAGAGTATACTGCTCTTATTAACCCTTCACTGGAACACAAACACGCAATATTCTTTGATGAGCGTGAAGGTATGAACGGTGTGGATAGTGGTAATGTCCAGATGCATAAACCAAATACCGATCTTTTTGAAGTGTCTGGTGCGGATTTCTTGGCTGCATTCTTGGATAAAGTAGGCGTAGATCAAGATCCAATCGCATCTGTAGCAAAAGAAGAGAAACCACGAGTTCCTCGTGTTCGTCGGAAACGTAAGGCACCTCCTAAGAAAACCACTACATCGGCTACGCTGCGCTACAAGAATGGTGACTCTTTCACCTTCCGTAGTGTTAAGAATGTATCTCTAGTGGATGGTATTTTCTCTATCATCACAGAGAAGAAAGTCGAAAAAGGTATCTCTCAGCGAGTACTGAATAAGATCGATGCTAAGCTGGTACGCAGTGTTATGCTAGAATCTCCGAAAGGAGTTGAAGAAGTGTATCAGGATTATTTCCTGGATGGTCAGTGGATGGTGTATGCCCAAGACCGCACCATTATGAACAGTAAGATGTTCGAACTACGTTTCTAATACAATAAGGGGCTTCGGCCCCTTTTGAGGGAGTAATGCACGAACAATATTTGCGATGGATGCACCAAGATATAGGTTGCATCATACGTATGGTTGGCAGTAACTATAAGCAGTTGCTGGAGAATCCAGACTTTAAGCACGAAGAATTCCTCTTAACGGGAGGATTTCAGATGTTGGCGGTTTATAAGATGCTGTTGGATAGTTGTAAAAATACCGGATCTGATATTGACATTGATACTCACTTAGGGTATTATTTCGAGATTGAAGATATCTATAAAAAACGATGGGAGATAAAAGATGAAAAATGATATGCGTGGTAAGAATGTAGTGGCTGTTATGGTTAGTGGTATGGAGCAGTGGCTGACCGAAGGTAAGTCGTACACTATCGTTGAACAGTGTGATAGCCTGTTTTACGTAATGACTGATGAGGGTTATGTGGGTGGGGCTAAGAGGGATCGCTTTATCCTAGACACCTCTACAACACCAGAAGGTAAGCACATCCCTACCTTTGCCCGTGCGCACTATGCTAAGAAAACTAAAAATGTTCGTCGTCCTAAGCAGAAGCCACCTGTCCGTAAAAAGACTGATATCTTGATTACCTACGAGAACGGCGCTCAGTACGAACTGACGAACGTTGCTTCCGTAGCTGTCATAGGTATGGACACAGTGTTTATCTCTCAGCCTGTGGCTTCTGGCGAAGGATTTGAGACCGTTAAGACTACCAAACTGGAAGGTGTGATTCATCTGGAATTGGTTACTCCTAATGACCGTATCCATATCCAAAATCAGGAAAAGCATTGGGAAGTCAAAACCAATAAAACTTCTGTATCTGCAACTAAGTACATCTGGGAGGCTTAATGTTTATGCGTCTGGACTTATCTAGCATTATTGAAACAAGTGTTGAGAAAAAAGACGGACGCTCTCTGAAAGATATTGCCCTTTACCTAAGTTCTGAATCAGGGGAAGTAGCCGATTGGCTGCTTAACCCTCAGAAGCGGAAAGAGGGATTACTCGGAGAGTGCTCGGATGTAATCATTTGTGTAGTTGATCTGGCGTTCCAGTATCTTAAGACACAACATACCTACTCAGAACTTGACGACCAAAGTTTGGCAAATATTCTCTCAGTTATGCTGGAAGAAACTATCGATAAAAAGTGCGAAAAGTGGGCAGGTAAATGATGGCAGTCTTTGGTGAGATTATACTTGTGGCTCTGGGCCTAGTGATATTTCTTTGGTCTACTTTCGTAGCATATTTTGTCAGTAAATTACAACACGTAGGTTTTGTATTTGTTCTGCCAATGTGCTTGGGACTTTTAATGATATGGGTAGGAATTCATTATGGCCCCATAACTGTGTCAACAGGAGGGTAAATGAGATTAAGAGCAATAGAGAATAGGCGTATAAACCGCTTAGCCTTTCGCGTTATGTTGGGGAATGGCCCTAGCAAACATAAACTGGACTTCAATATGCGTAGGCGTATAAAAGGTTTCAGTATGTACCGATCTAGTATGCCGTATGAGCGTTTCTTGGACAACAGGACGGGCTGGTATGATTGATTATCAAATTGGAAATCTGATTGATCAAGGTAAGAAAGGCAACGTCCAAGTGATCGCACATTGTGCTAACTGTATGAATACTATGAAATCGGGTATTGCCCCTCAAATCGTGAAGGCATTCCCTTATGCAGCAGAAGCAGATAAGCAAACAGTCCGAGGTGACAGGGAAAAGCTAGGTACTTTCAGCTTAGGTATCGCTGAACCAGAAGATTACGATCTTTTAGGATATAATTGTCCTGATGTTTTCAATCTATACGGTCAATATGGCTTCACCAAACGTCAGCTAGGACAACGTGACCTGGACTATGATGCGATCTACAACGCACTAGAGGGAATGGCCTTTAAGCTAGTTGATTGGGGAGCAGAAGACCTAAACATAGGACTACCCGCTCTAGGTTGTGGGTTGGCTGGAGCCAAATGGAGAATCATTGAGGCAATGATCGAAGAAACTGTTTGCCTTACGGATAACCGTGTAGTAGTATTCTCCCTATCGAAAGAAGCGCAAGACGCACTATTACGGAGGTAATGTGGCAAAAGTATTTACAGTGACAAAGTTCCCGTATGATGATGTAACAGTCCTGGTGAGTGATGGTGAAAACCAGACAGGATTTTATGTCGGAGAAACGGAAGAAGCTGGCGTTATTAGTTTAGACGCCTTCCTGAAAGCAGTAGATGTATCTGAGTGGAAAGAAGACCAGCTTAAACTGTTCAACAGCCCTCTGTTTAAAGATACACCTCCTGGCAATATGATCGGTGAGTTCACCATCCCAATTACAACATAAGGAGATATAAATGGAAGCTATTGTGGCTATCTTTGTATTCTTGGTATTTATTTTTATTTCATTCTTGATTATGCTGATCCCCAGCTTCCTGCTGATTTGGGCGTATGATTATGTCGCAGTTCAGTTTGATTGGCACGTACTTGCTCTGAGTTGGGGTAACGTCATCTGTGTTGCTATTCTTATGGTAATTGCACGTAGCATCTTCAAGAAAAACTGATTGACAAAGAGGGAGGATGTGTTATCCTTCCCTCATCAAAGAAACAAGGAGGAAGTATGGAACAATTAGTACCTAACGCAGACTATCAGCTTATGGTGGAAGTCGGTGACAAACAGATTAAGTTTGACTATGTTGGACACTTCACTGTCGGTGGAAAAACCATCCTTAGTATTATCCGAGAGGATAACCGTGCATACTTCTACGAAGGTCAGGAGGGTGTCACTCACGAAGACACCATTGACGCTCTGAATCGTATCCTCAGTGAAGGTATGGTTGCCCAAGCTATGCAATGTGTAAATGTCGGTGACGGTTTCTATGATGTTGAATGTGCCAATAACAAAGGCATTATGCGACTTCACTTCCAAGAAGTAGAAGATTCGGTTTTCAACTTCTATAAGATCGAAACACTTTAAATAAGGAACGGCGTATGGTGCTGATTGTTATAGTATTCCTGTTCGCCGTCCTCTTTCTGGAGGGTATTTTATGAAGATTATACTTAAAGTAGCATTGTTTGTTTTCCTGTGTGGCTTAGGCGCTATTGCACACGCTGCTGATATTCAGCAAGAAAAGGTTTACAGCGGCGGTTTTACAAAGGCTGATGTTTTAGTTGTAAAAGATAAAACACACGGTGTAATGTGTTGGGTGTTCGATGGAGGTAGTAACATCACCTCCCAATGTCTACCAGCAAGCCAAGTGCAAAACTTTGATAAAGATTGAAAATAAAGATTGACGAGTAAAAAGATTCTGGTAAGATGTATCACATCAAGACGAGAGAGTTAGCAAATAGGTTGCTAGCTAATTAGAGGAGAAACAAATGAACACATTTATGAAATACTATAAGATCCCAACAATCCTTTGGGGTATCGGTATCGCACTCGGCGGTTACATCGGATTCGCAGAGACGGGTACTATTACCGGATTGATTGAAGGTTTGGTGGCGGTGATGATTCTGTCTGTTCTTGAGGTTTCTCTCTCAGCAGATAATGCAGTACTGAACGCAAAGAAACTGGCAGATATGGATGAGGTTTGGAAAAAGCGTTTTCTTACCTGGGGTATGTTGATTGCGGTATTTGGTATGCGGCTGGTGCTTCCGATTCTGATTGTGGCTGGTCTGGGTGAAATGACACCTTGGCACGCAGTATGGTTAGGCTTCAATGACCCTAAGCAGTATGCAGAGGTGTTACAGTCTAGTCATCATCTGGTAGCGAGTTTTGGTGGTGCATTCCTGTTAATGGTGGCTCTGGGCTTCTTCCTGGATGATGAGAAAGATAATCACTGGTTGGGTTGGATTGAAAAACCTTTAGCTAAGATGGGCGGTAGTCTTACAGTACAGGTTGGTATTACTTTAGTAGCACTGATTGCAGCAAGTTTTGGTGCAGAACAAGCAGAACGTGTACCGTTCCTAGCTTCTGGTGCAGTAGGTGTCCTGCTGTTCCTGGGTATCCACTTACTGTCTGAGTGGCTTGAAGCGAAAGATGAAGCAATGGCTAAAGTTACAGGAATGGCGGTTAAATCAGGTCTGGCTGGCTTTATCTACCTGGAGATTCTGGATGCATCTATGAGTTTTGATGGACTGATTGCAGCATTCGCTATCACACAGTACTTCTTGGTGATTATGATTGGTCTGGGCATTGGCGCACTGTTTGTACGTTCTATGACTCTCCACGTACTTGAGTCTGGACATATGGGTGAATACCGCTATATGGAGAACGGAGCTTTCTTCGCTATCCTGTGCCTGGCAGTGATTATGCTTCTGAACTTTGTGTTCGAAGTGCCGGAAGTAGTAACTGGTCTGATTGGCGTAGCTTTCCTGGGTGCAGCGGTTTACCACAGCCACGTACTCAACAAGAAAGAAGCTTTAGAAGAAGCAACTGAATAAAAATAGAGCCTCCTTCGGGAGGCTTTTTCGTTAAAGGAGAAAATAATGTTTGCAATGTTTGCCTTAGGTATCGTACTCTTGGTTCTTCCGGTGTTGGCAATATGTTTCATAGTGTCAATTATCAAAAAACTTTTATAGGACAAGAGCTTGATTATTTTATTTCTATGCTGTACAGTGTTTATATTCCTGCCATCGGCAGCAATCGCGCTAATGGCATTATCAATAAGAGAGGGGAGATAATATGTTTACTTTAGTGCTGATAACGAGTATGCTTTATAACAGTAACGGTGGTTGGAATCAGGTAGTTGTTCCTGACCTGTCCTATCAAACGTGTCAAACTGAAATAGCTAAGTTTGCTATGCAAGCAGAGAACCGAGACGGTCAGAAGCACGGATATGTTATTGAATTCAGTGATTGCATTCCACAAGGAGAAAAGTAATGGTATACTCTAACGAAGATTTCCTAGAAAACTATCTATTCTGTCGTCATTTGTCCGATGCAATAACAGGCTTGAAGGCTGCTCATCCTGGCATCAAGATTGTTGCATCTACCGTAGATAACCTATACATCCCGTCCGGTATTGTGGCTTGTGATGGAGACGGTGAAGGCGAGTGTGAAGTCAGAAAGCGCGTAAGCTACCATAAGTTAGTCACCAACGCAGACGATACGCTTATCTTGGAGATCCACTTACACGAGTATTGGACTTCTTCTTTTAGTACCGCAGAAACAGATAACGGTTTGATGTTCTGGGATGAAGAAAAAGATGTTGAAGTATTTGTTGACGTACCTGTAGCGGAGGTGTAGTATGAAGTGGTTCGGATATGTCTTTGCAGTCATAGACTTTGTAGCATCAACAATCGGATGGATTATTATTGCAACGGTGTTGATTTGTGCTCTGAACGGTGGTAAGATTGAGTTCACAAATAAAGGTGAGTCTCATTGTTTTGGCAAGTGTGAAGTAATACAATCTAAATAACTTAAAGCGAGGATAAATTATGAAAAAGTCAATCATCACTCTGGCAGCAACTGTTCTTCTGGCAACCGTAGCACTTACAGGTTGTGACGATCATCGTACCCGTACCGTAGTTGTCCCTGCTCCCCAGCAGCAGCAATACGATTATGACGGAGACGGCTATGCAGATAATCCAGTTGTGGTTCAGCAACAGCCTTCTACTGTAGTTGTTGCGGGTGGCGGTCATCACGATATCGGTGTCGGTACTTTTATGGCTGGCGCACTTACTGGTCATCTTCTGTCTAATGCAGGTCGTGGTGGCAATAACACTACTGTGATTAACAATCACAACAATAGCAGCAGCTATAGCAACGGCAGTAACTATCGCGGCGGTAGTTCTTATAGCAATGGCAGCAGTTCTTATAACCGCAACGCTCCGACTACAACCACACGTACTACGACAACTCGCGGTTGGTTTGGTGGCGGTAAATCTAGCAGCACTTATAAGAGCGCACCGAGTAGCTTTAGCCGTTCTTCTAGCTCATCTAGCTCCCGCTCTTATAGCAAGCCTAGCCGTAGCTCGTCTAGCTTCTCTTCACGAAGCAGCAGTTCACGTAGTTTCAGTTCTTCTCGTCGTCGCTAATAGGAGATAAAGGTGAAAGTAGGAAAGAAATATCAGATAATGGGGGCTATCTTTGACGATATAGCTCTACTAGAAAATGCAAATATTTTCGAGTTGGTAGATATCGAAGATAAAGGGACTAAAAATGAAGCGTACATTTTTAAGGGTGTATCCACTTCAAGGACGCAAGTATGTCATAAGACTACTCAAGATATCGGTTTGGCAATCATTCACGAAGTAGGTTGACTTTTACTCAGAGAGGTCATAAGATCTCTCTTGTTAAGAGAAACCGGAGGAAGTATGAAATCTATTCAAGAAATAATGATGTTATGGGCAGGAGTTATGACTGAGTTAAAGGATAACTTCCCCGAGTATCACTCACTACTTAAGCGTCACGGATACAAGGCTTGTGTTCGTGAAAGAAGAAACAATAGTTTTGGATGGTGCAATCACAAAGAGCGGATTGTTGCAATCAACAAGTTTCTGCATAAGAATAGCCAAGACGAAGCTATCCTTGATACTATGTGGCACGAAATAGCCCACGCTATTGATTTCTGTCAACGTGGCGTATCTGACCACGGCCCTCAATGGAAAGCAATCGCAGAACAATTAGGAGCCATTGCTAAATCTGCTTCTAAACGTGCGGTGAAGGTTCAATACAAATTTGTATGTGCTTATCGAGAGAGTGATCGTAGCGTTAAAATGCTTAAGGGCTATCATCGAAAGCCTGCTCATTATAAACCCAACTCAGTTATGGCTGATACGTTTATGAAGGGAAAGAAAGAAGAGAGTATGGGTAAAGTTTGGTTGTATACTTGGGAAAAATGGGTTACAATCTGTCAAATACTCGGTCAATCACCTTATAGAGAGGAGAATTAATATGGGATCTATTATTACAGGAAAGCCAGAACTGTTTAAAGGCGCTCCAAAGTGGGCAACAAAAGTGCTGGAAAGTGATCGGATGTTAAGTTCACTGCGAGTATGGAGCAATGGAGAAAAATACCAATACATCGCTGGTTATGAAGGTGGTGAAAGTACTCAGCGGGAGATCCCTGGGCGCTGGCCTTTCGGTGGTATTACTATTGCCGAGCGATACTTCGTAGAAGATAAACCTAAAAAGGTTAAAACTGCACGTAAAAAGGGAGCTAAGAAAACACCTAAAGCTGTTTCTAAGCTGGAGATTCGCTATGTTCTTGGTGAAAAGTATGTGATCAAGAACCCTATAGCTATGCATATCACCCAAGACTCAGTTCTTATTGCCTTGGAAGCTAAAGGTCAGATCGGTGTCGATGATGTTGTTGTGCAGAAGAATGTTCGCATCGAACGTTCCAGCCTTTCTGCTATTGTTGTATCCGATGCTAAAACAGGTTACTCGTCTGTGATTTATTTCGACGAAGAGACAGCAAAAGAGTTTACACACGGGCATTCTCGTGATATCTTAACTGCCGAATACATCTTTAATTAAGGAGAACATAATGACTAGTCCGTTCCTGAAAGCATCAACCGCTTCGCGCTCTCGTAGCCCAATGGCAACAGTAGAGAAGGAAGTTAAGTCAGCACTGAATAACCCTTTAGCAGAAAGTCCGGTATTTGCTCCAGCAGTGACGGCTAAGCAAACTACGCTTCCGGCTGTAATGTCTGAGGATGATATTCAGTCTACTGGTGCAGCCGCAGGTCAGCAGATTAAAACCGTAGCATCCCAGGTATTAAAACATCAACGTGCGAATAACGGTGATGAACTCTCTAATCGCCTGAATGCCTTGGTGAAAGAGACTAAACAACTTGATCCAAACAGTATGAAGAATTCTACTGGACTCAAGAAACTGTGGAAGCGTGTTCTCGGTATCAAAGAAGATATCTTTGAGCAGTTTGATACAATCGATGGTCGTATCAACGTTCTGGTGAATGAGCTTAATGAAGATCTGAAACGCGAGAAAGACGGTCAGCATCAACTGCGTAATCTGCGTGAGCAGGCAGGACACTATGCACTGGCTTTGAATCGTGATATTGAACTTCTCTCTGCAAATCTTGCTCGTGAGCAGGAGACCTTTGATGGTATTCCTGAGGAAGAAGTTGAGGCTCGTTCAGATAAACGTGCTACAATGGATCTGATTGAAACTCGAATCAATGACCTCGCAGCACTTCGTCTGTTGATGATTCAGTTTGGTCAACGTGTTAAAGGTATGGAGGAAGTTGGTCGTCAGCTTATCCGTGCAAGTAATAACGTACTGACAAACGTTATTCCAGCATATACCGCAGCATTCTCTGCATATGTTCACAGTATGCGTCAGAAAAAAGCAGCAGAAGCGCTTAACAACACGATTGATGAGTTCAACAATGCTATCGCATTGGGTGGTGAACTAGCTTCTGCAAACCGCGTAGAAGCAGCACGTCTGGCTAACCGTCAGGTGTTGAGCATCGAAACTCTGGAACGTGAGCAGGCAACACTGCTTAAAGATCTGGAAGCGATTAATGAAATTAATAACAATGCTCGTCAAGAACGTATCGAATACATTACCCGTGTAGGCGAACTTGAAGATGGTATTGTTCAGACAATCCGTACTGGTATTGTAAACAAAGGAGCTTAATATGGAATACATCAAGATCTTCTCTATCCCCGAAACAGAACTGTTTCAGATTGAATACTCAGTAGAGAAAGAGAGCGTTTATCCTGTAGGTGTTATGGTGCTAAAGGCCATCTCTACATTGCCTCTAGATAATCCTGGGATGCAGGTTAACATTGTGGAAACCTTGTTGGAATGTCGTGAGCAATTAGCTGGTACTCCGGCTGGCATTCTGCCTAAGGGCGAACTGATTCTTCACTTAGATTACGAGGTGAAAGATGCGGAATGATGTTGATCCGGTAATTACAGGGACAGCAGAAAACTATACAATCACGCATCCAGCCTACGGGCTGGTGCGGGTAACACATCCTTCTGGTGGTAATTTGAAGATGTTTGGTAGTGATCTGGTTCATAATGAACGTGTCTGCCTAACCTTCTGTTTAGCAGAAGAAGATCGTAACCTTAGTAGCAGTTGGTATCACGAACGCGGTCGCATCTTAGAAGTGGAACTAACTCACGCTCAGTGGGCTAGTTTGGTTAGCAGCAGTATGGGAAGTCCTACTCCTGTGACCTTCAAATACTTCCGTGACGGAGATCTTACGGTCTTGCCTGGTATTGGTAAGCAAGATACAGCTAAAAACAAAGCTAAGCGTGAATATGATCGCAAACTTGCTGAAACTCTGGAGCGTGGGGAGAAAGTATTGGCTCAGATTGAAGAGTTGATCCTTAAAGGAAAAGCTGGCAAAAAAGATCTTGACGAACTGCGATCTCTTATGCAACAATCACTAGGTCGATTCAGATCAGATACCACTTTTGCGGTAGGTTGCTTTGAAGAGAGTATGGAATCGCTTGTAAGCAATGCTCGTATTGAGGTAGAATCTACGCTCAGTACAATGGCAAAACGACTTGGTGCTGAGCACTTAGGTTTGAAATTAGATACGAAACTACTGGAGGTAGACTAGTGACACAGAAGAAAGACAGTACTCATCCAATTACAGCTAAAGGTTTAGCTGAAAAGGATTTGTTCAAAATTAGTGCAGAAATTGACATTGATCTTTATCGAGAATTTAAATCTCTATGCGCTGAAAAGGGTTTGAAGATGAAGGAACAGATACAAGACGCAGTACAATTGAAAGTAAATGCGCTAAAGTATGGAAAATAAATATTGTAAAACAGCTTGGAATTCAGCGATAAGTTTGCTAGAATACCTACTAGAAAATAAACTAACATTGGAGGTAGAAAATGTCTAAAGTATCCCTTAAGAAACGTAGTGAAACTCTGAAAGTTTCCCTGAAAAAAGCTGGCCTGGGTGATCGTCTGATGCTCCGCGTTGCTGCTGCACTGGATATCTCAGGTAGTATGAACAGTTACTACCGTAATGGTGTAATGAGCGAGTTTGTTGGTAAACTGCTGCCATTTGGTATTCAGTTTGACGATAACGAAGAGATCGATATGTGGGCATTTGACCACGGCTTCCGTGAACTGCCTTCTGCGACTGCTGCGGTATACGACGACTACGTTGGTAACTGTATGCGCGGTATTAGCATCTCTGGTGGTACTGCATATGCTCCGGTGATGGATGATATTTATAACAGCTACTTCGGCAAAACCCGCCGTGATAATGTTGTCCACACTCAAGAAGAACGTGCAAAAGGTGGTTTCTTTGGTAAACTGCTGGGTAAGAAAGAAACTGTGACAGTTTCCACAACTCATACTACGTATGAAGATCCTGAGAATATGATGCCAGCAATGGTACTGTTCCAGACTGACGGTGAAAACTCAGACGATGGTTATGTTCGTAGCCTGCTGTCACGTCACATTAACACTCCGGTGTTCTGGTTTATGGTTGGCGTTGGTGATAGTAGCTTCCGTAGCCTGCGAGGTCTGGCAAATGATTTCCCGAATGTTGACTTTATTCCTGTAGAAAGTCTTGATATGTCGGATGAAAAGCTGTATGATGAACTCCTTAAAGGTAAGTTCAAGTCGTGGTGCGATGCACACAACGTACAGTCTGTATCTAAATAATTTTAACTGAATAAGAGAAAGGAGAATATAATGGCTAAGGTATCACTGAAAAAAGGTAACTCTGAGAAAGTATCACTGCGTAAAGTTGCTCCGCTGCTGAAAAAGATTCTGATGCGCTTTAACTGGACTTCTGATGTTAAACTGGATCTGGACTGCTCAGCGCTGCTGTGTCGTAATGACGCTAAAGGTTATCCAGAAGTTATTGATGTTCGTCACATCGTGTTCTATGCCCCTACGAATGGCTTTGACCCGAGCCGCTCTGTATTCTACGGTGGTGACGTTCGTGATGGTACTGGCGACTTTGAAACCATCGATATTAACCTGGAAACTCTGCCAGAAGACGTCACTGAGATCCCATTTGTTCTGACCATCGACGATGACTCAGACAGCCTGACCTTCGGTAATGCAACATCAGGTCTGCTGGAACTGGTTAATATGGAGACCAACGAAACTGTACTGGACTTCAACTTCTTGGAGAAAGAACACGCTGGTCGTAGCATCATCCACGTAGCCTCTCTGAAACGTTCTGATGCAGGTGGCTGGGATATCGTAGGTGTTGGCGCAGGTAAGAGCGGTAGCATTCTAGATGCATTCACAGCCTTCGGTGCTGACCCAGAGTGGTTTGAGTAAGATTTAAGAGAGGGCTTCGGCCCTCTTTCTTTATGTAGTCGTTAGTGTTAAAGTACACTCTCGAAATAGAGGAGGCAAGTTTGCTACTTAACCCCCTGAAAGGAGAGAAAAAGATGTTAGTTGCACCTTTACTTGCGTTAACTCTTGCTGTAGTATCTCCAAGTGTTGATGCAAAAACCTCAGTCTCGCATAAGTGTACAAGGAATGATGCGAAGGTTGACTTATTAGCCTGTGCAATGTATGCTGAGAGTCGAGGTCAGGGTAAGAAAGGAATGGTTGCTGTTGGTAATGTGGTTATCAATCGCACCGATGATTCTGGATACCCTAGTAGTGTGAAAGGAGTGCTGTACCAAAGAGGACAATTCTCGTATACTGGAGCAGGTTCTTTCCGAGCCTACGACAAAAAGAGTTGGGAAGATGCTAAGGTGATAGCAAAGAAGCTGTTATACTTAGATGCAAACTTTCCCGAGGTCAGAAAGGCAGCAGATCCTACGAAAGGCGCTACACACTTTAAGAAAAGAACTGTAAGAACAGCTTGGCAACGTGATATGGTGTTGGTCTACAGATACAAAGAACATCAATTTTACAAATAGGAGATATAAAATGGAACGCGATAATACTACTGTAGTGGCAAACGTGCTGATTAATGGGATGACAGAAGAAGAAGTGTTCCAATCTCGTTGTAAC